ATGAAAATCCTCCTCTCCGGGTTTTGTCTTTTGAGCTTTCTGTCTTTATCTGCTCAGGATTCGCTGACAATTTTGTTTGCCGGTGATGCCATGATGCACCAGAAACAACTTGACAATACTCGGAGGGGAGATTTTTTTGATTTGGATAGCTATTTTGCCAATATCGAGAGAGAGGTGAAAGCTGTCGATATTGCAGTTGTGAACTTCGAAGTCCCGTTAGGAGGGGAGCCATATAGTGGTTATCCGGCTTTCAGCGCTCCGGAAAACTTCGCTTTGGCTTTGCAAAAAGCAGGCTTCGACTTTTTCTTGTTAGCCAATAATCATTGTTTAGATAGGCGGACTCGCGGACTTGTCCGTACCATCCAAGCACTGGATTCTCTCGGAATCCGTCATACCGGAACCTTTCTTGACTGTGATCACCGTCACCGCACATATCCGATGTTGCTTCGTAAGAAGGATTTTCGTATCATCATGCTCAACTATACCTATGGTACCAACGGTTTGAAAGTCGATATACCCCGAATCGTCAATTATATCGATAAGGAGATAATGAAGGGTGATATTGCCGAAGCCAAGCTCTTTAATCCGGATTTTATTATAGCTAATATGCATTGGGGATTGGAATACGAACGGATACCTTCCCGTGAACAACGTGAATTGGCCGATTGGCTGATGCGGCAGGGTGTCGATCTGGTCATAGGCAGTCACCCTCATGTTGTTCAGCCAATGGAGTTTCGCAGGGGAAAGGAGGGAGTTCCCGACCGTTTGGTTGTTTATTCATTGGGTAATTTTATATCGAACATGGGCCGGGAACATACCGATGGGGGTGTCATGGTGAAAGTCGTTTTAGGCCGGAAGGGTTTGCGCCGATATATTGTTTCCGCACAATATTCGTTGATTTATTCTTCCCGTTATAAGAATGAACAAGGAAAAGAAGATATTCGGGTGGTTCCGGCGGCCTCTTGGTCGGGAAAGAATCAAAATTCCTCTTTTTCAGTCGATTCAGCATTAATTAAGTATGTAAATAATACGCGTTTGTTTTTAAAAAGTAACAATAAGGAGGTCGAAGAGTATATTTTTGAATAAAAAAATGCCCGAATTATTTGCAGTTTAAAATAAAACCTCTATCTTTGCACCGTCTTAAAGAGATAAACACTTGATAAGATAAACATGGTGAGAATAGCTCAGTTGGTTAGAGCATCGGATTGTGGTTCCGAGGGTCGTGGGTTCGAGTCCCATTTTTCACCCATAAGGCTGTCTGTAAAGGCGGCCTTTTTTGTTTCTTATTCTCTGAGAGATGGCTATCGCTTTGTTTGATAATAAAAAATACTACCGGAATCCATCTTTATTACAGATAATATTTTTATCGTTGTTGTAGAGTTAAAATCTTCTGATTGCCAACTGTATGCAAGAAGAAGCCTTTTTTTCTTAAAAATAATACGCCAAATACTTTGTATATTTAAAAACTTAAGCGTATCTTTGCAACGCAATTAAAGGAAATGAGGCGTGAAACTCATGGAAGTGTGGGTGAGTGGCTGAAACCACCAGTTTGCTAAACTGACGTACGGGTTACCGTACCGGGGGTTCGAATCCCCCCGCTTCCGCGACACAATTCCAACCGTTTAAAAATCAGGCGGTTGGAATTTATTTTTTCAAATCGGAACTGAATCGGAACTGGTTTTTTTCCGGATTATGTGGGAGAGGCTGAGAAATGGGCAGATTTCACATAATAAAAAAATGCCTGAAAATTTAAAAAATCCAAAAATTACGAATGCGACCGATCGGTTTGACGAACCGATCATACCCTATATCCCGGCTCAATTGAAAGAGTATGCTTCGGGGTGGGTGATCGAATACCAAGTGATCAATCCTGAAACATTCAGCTATGAGCGGTTCAGGGAGAAATTCCAACGCATGAGAAAGAAGTTCGCTTCGGACGACCAAGCGCGTAAAGCGGCAAAGGCTATATGCCGGGAACGGAACAAGCAGCTTTCCTCCGGATGGAGTCCTTTCATGAAGGAAGGGAGTCTTCGGTCGTTCACAAAGATGGAAGACGCTCTGAATATGTTCCTGAAGGAAAAGCTGAAGGAGATCAGGCCGGATACCAAACGCGTCTATAAATCATACGTGCGTATGTTTCTTTCCTGGCTTAAAGCGCATAAGCTTGAGTCAACGTTCGTGAAGTCGTTTTCGGCGATCAACGGGGACGATTATCTGACCTGGCAGTATGTGGAACAAGGAAAGTCGGCTGTCACCTACAATAATTTCCTGACTTTTTTAAGAGGGTTGTTCAACTGGTTCATCCAGAAAGGGTATTGCGAAAAGAATCCTTTTGAAAAGATTCCCAAGAAGAAGGAAGAACAAAAAAAACGGGAGGTGATCCCGCTGGAATGGGACAAAAGGATCATGGATTACTTCTATTCCCGCGACCCCCGTATGGTACTTGTCTGCATGTTGGTGTACAGCTCTTTCATCCGGCCTGCCGAAATATGCCGTATCCAGATAAAGGACATCCATCCGGATAAGTCCGCCATTTTCATCCCGGGGCAAAACGCGAAGAACGCACATGCGCGGTGGGCTACTTTGACACCGGATACGGTGCGGATCATCGAAGAATTGCGGATTATGGATTGCAATCCTGATTTTTATCTCATTTCCACATCTCTTATGCCGGGCATGAAGAAGAAGGAAACAAGGGATCTGGACAAACGTTGGACGAAAATGAGAAAAGCTATCAACCTGCCGGATATTTACCAGCTTTACAGTTACAGGGATACCGGTATCATGGTATTGAAAGAGAGTGGTGTGCCTGATTACCTAATTGTCAAGATGACCGGCCACTTGGAACTGGATATGTTACAGAAATACACCCATGCGCCACAGGAGGAAGCCGTCCGTTTGTCCTCACAGTTCCTGCCTAAGTTAGGGGAACGGAAACCGTTCGACCATTCCGAAAAATCGGCTTACGCTTCTTCATACGAATAGATACGATATGAAAAAGGCTGCAAAATATCCCTTTGCAGCCTTTCTCTCCTTTTTACTCTTCAAGATCTTCCATCCGACACCCTATATCCTGAATGTCGTAGGCTTCATGCGCCTTGTGGATCGAGTAGATGATCCGTTGCCGGATGTTGCTGTCGAAGTTCGACAATGCGCATAAAGCCGCCGATATGTCTTCCATCCATCTCTCGCCGTATTCGTCGAAGGTGGCCATTTTTTTTAGCTCAGGCGAGTTGTAGCACAAGGCAGCGATCCGCGTTGCCGCCGAAAGCCCTTTCAATGTCTTGTCATATAAATCGTTGAATCGGTTTGATACGTATTCTATTCCCCTTTGCTCGTTTTCGCTGCATACCGGTTGTGTGAATTTTCTTGGCATGATTTCGTCCATGTTTGTTTATTTTTCAGATTGATACTTAATCATTATAACCGCCGGAAACCCTGTATTGTTTAGGTTTCCCGCGGTTTCCTGCGTTTTTTTATCGCATCCTTTTCATCTTTTCGATTTCCTTCTTTTTCTCCTCCTGGAGCACGGCATTGTCTTCTAAATATTGGAGAGCATAGAAGGCTTCGATGTCCTGCGTTTTTTCCGGGATTGTCCCTATTTCCTTGCTGAGAAATACCGTTATTTCGGCCTCCTCTTTCATAAAGTCGCGTGTCTTCTGCTTGACTTTGCCGTTGAACAGATGTTTGAAACAATTCCTGAAATATTGCTGGGTGCTGTTCCAGAAGATCAATATCAGGTTTATTTCCAACGGAGAGAAATGTTTGGAAAATCCGTCCGGATGGGTCTGGCCGGTGATCCGGTTGATCAGGCTGCTTGTGCGCCCTTCGGGGACGTAGAGCGTAGAGAGGAATTTGTCCAGGTGGCTGTCCTGCCGCGTGGACATATAGTTCTGGATGTGCATGCAGCACAGACGGTAGTGAAACCAGGGCATGTCGGAGAGGTTGGTGAAATAGCTCCGGTAAGTACGTAAGCCGACCTTTTTCCGGGCGACCGGGTTCGTTGACAGGTATATCTTTTCCGGCTTGGCAAGGAACTCCAATTTTTTTTGGAAATAAAGAACTTCCTGGTCTTCCATGAAAAAGCGCCTTCCGGTAAGTGCGTTCCAGAAGCCTTTGAAACGGTAGCATTGCGTCCAGATGATCAACGGGCCGTCTCCCCCCGCGCCCCCCTCGTGCACGTCTGCCACCTGACGGCCTGTTTCAGCAATGAAGCGTCCGGCAAATGGGATTAGTGACAATGCCGAACGCCACCTTTCGGCATATCGTAACGGCTTCAACCCCTCCAATGCCAAAAAGCAATGGGCAAGGTAAGCGTCGGAGCTGGCAAATTTGCCCCTGATCTCTTCGACCGCACGGAACTGATCAAGCGTCATAAGACCCCATCTGTCGGGCAAAGAGGGTAATTCGATTGTTATTCTGTTTGTTTTTTTCATGACGCTAAGGTAATCCGTTCGATTACATTCTTATAGGACAAAAAAACGCCCTGCACGAACCTCACGGCGGGTGCAGGGCGGTAAAAAAAAAATTAAAAAAAACCAAAGTCTTTCTATCGTTATTCAAACGTTTCCACGTATTCCTGGAGCGGTTCGTTCAGATATTCCTTATTAAATAGTTCCGGGGTGCATAACATTGCCGCTTCGATGCGGTCGATAACATGCTCATTCAGCTCGGCCAACATCATGCCGAGTTCGGATATCGCAGCTGACGGGCTTTTATCGCCAGGGAGGGAAGCCAGCAGGTAGCCGATATCCTTGTTCTTATGTGCCATATCTTCGATGCTGCTGATAACGTAGGCTGCCATGTGGATCGCCTTTGCTCCGGAGCTGAAGATTTCGCGCAGTTTGCGGTTTACGTGGTTGATACCGCAGCGTTCTTCGTCCGTCAACCGGGCTTTTTCGCGTTCGTCGGTAGGGTAGCCTTTCTTGATAATATCGAGAATATCGATCGCGTTATAGCGGTCAGACCATTCGCTGGATCGTTTGGACTGGAAGGGTTTCATAAGGCACCTCCTTCCTGTAATAAAAGCATGTCGTAGATGCCGGCCAAGGCAAAAGAGGCAGTCAGAACGGCTACTAATTTGACGGCCGTCTTTAGGTCGTCCACGTTTTCTACAGGGATCACGTCTTGCCAGGGTTCAGGAAGACGATTCTTCAGCTTCAGTACTACGGCAAGAACGGCTTGCCAAGAAAAAATTCCCGTTTCGTGGGATAACGTTGTTTGTAGGGTACTGTTATTTACCGACAAACAAATGTTTCTTCGTTTGGACATAATTAACATTGTTTTCGAATGGCGAAAAAAAACGGTTTCGCCTGTCCCTTTGTCCTACGCCGAAGAAGGCAGTTACGGCCATTAAGCCGTATCAAGGGGGTACGAAACCGTTATATCATAAATATATATGCATGGGCACAAAAAAAGCCGACATAAAGATGCTCGGCGGTCACCCGCCTTCTTCGAAATAGGACACTACAAATATGGGGATTAAATTTGAGTTGTGCAATAAAATCGTTTTATTTTTTACTGATTATCAGTGTGGTTATCCGTATATTTGTGAAAAACAAAAAGTTATGAAAAGAGATTTATTTGAGTATTTATTCGAAAAATTACTTGTGTTTCTTATTTCGTCGGCAATATCGACATTGATAATAATTGTTTGGTTTTGCGCTAATGGAAAATTAGAATTACCTTTTTGGAAATAATCCTTTAAAATCCAAACGGTTAATTTTTTTCAGATCAAAACTCATTTGCGATAGACATTCTTTGTAATTCCTCCCTCTCGTAGAACTCTGGCGTTTCTTCAAAACCATATCCCGGTTCTACTATCAATTGATAACCCCATTCATTTTTAGAATGAGGTTAATGAATACAAAGCAGACGGGGAAGCTCTTGAAGATCTGGATTTTTATTTCTGTTACGATGTTACCTCCTTCCTGTCGTATTACAGCAAACGTCTTTCGCTTGCCGGTCTCGAACGAATCACAGGAGTTTCGCAAGGTCAATTGAGCCACTACATGACAGGCCGCAGGAATCCAAGCCATAAAACGGTCGAACGCATACAAACTGCCCTTCGTTCGTTTGGCGCAGAACTTAGTATCATTAGCCTCGTATAGCCTTATCACAACCGCCCTGCCTTTCACGGGGCGGTTCTTTTTAAATACAAACGAATATAAATGTCAATAAAATTTGGATGAAATGAAATATTTAACACAATAGGTAAGTCTAATACTCTGATTTCTTATAAAAAAGGAATGCCCGAACATCACTGCCCAGGCATTCTATAATTACGTTAACCTACTACATATGGTAGTAGATTTGACAAATATAGTCAGTTTATTTGTCAAATCAATCTTTAAGCCCAAAACTTTGGATTTTCTGTACTTTTTAGATTTGTTTTATTATCCCTTCATCGCTTCCATATAAAGCCATATTTTCCCTTCGGGTGCATCCGGGTCGTTGAAGTAGAACGATATGGCATCTTCTATGATGCGTTTCTCGTGGTCTTCAGGGAACCATTCGCTGAATTTCACTTCCTTGTCGTGCCAATGAGCATTAAGGACGACGTATATGTCGTAGGGAGTAGCGTTTCCAGGTATAGGATAGCCCTTGACGGCGTTCGATACCTGCTCCATGTTCCAGTGCTCGCTTTTCACGGTTTCCCCCTTCCGGTTCTTATGGAAAAGACAGGAAACGTCCTCGCAGGCAAATGCCTCGTTGTAATGCGGACCGCAAAACGAGACGTGCAAGGCACGCATCGACCTGTCATATACTTCCGGCGATTTTTCTTTCAAGCAGGCCATCGCGCTGTCTATTGCCTGCACGGCTTCCCACATCCGTTTTTCAGATACGAAGCCCTTTGCATGGTAATCCTTTATCAAATCTTTGTAATTCATTGTTTGTTTGTCTTATTTGGTGAATATAGCTTTCAGTTCCTGGAAATCAGCAGCTGTGATGCGGATGGCATTGTCGCCTCCAAGCATCATGTTCGTTAGGAGGTTGTCGGGTAGTTCCAGCAGGATGCTTCCGTTCCCGAATGTGCCTTGTATGAACCCGAGGTCAAACGGATAAGGCTTCATTGTTTTGAAGAAGTCCATTGCATCGTCAAACAGCATCTCCTTATCATAGTGTCCGTTTTCATCGGCAAGAAAGAGCATGGCTCCTTCCACCTTCTCTATGATCTTCTGGTCGTGCTGGACAATCAAATTATGTACACCACGCTTCAGATACTTCGCTGCGGGCTTTACAGCTGGGTTTGATAAGGCGAACGCATCTATTCTGCCGCTGGCCCATATCTCGATTGAGTTTGCCAATTGTGTCTTCAATGATAGTGCTTGTGCTTTCAGTTCCATACGTCTTATTTTTTAGGTTGTTTGGGCTGTTTGCCTTGTTTGGCCTCTATGAATTGTTGCCAAGTAAGATGTGAATACTGCGTCATATATTCATTCATCAGTGAGGCATTCCTGTTCGCTTCTTCAGATGCAGATTTCTTTATTTTTTTTGCCATCGAAAGCAGGTTGTCCAATGCTTCCTTACCGTCCGGAGTCCCTTCGACCACCGGGCGTAGCATCTTCATGTTCTCGCGGTTAATGATGGCAGCAACCTTGTTCTGTGCCTCTTGGTATTCCGGACTGCTGTTCAGGGCTTCTACTTCCACATCCGACAATTCTTCCACAAACTTGTCTATTTCATCCCATACTGGGCTTTGGCTCTGGCTCTGCCTGGTGCCGAGATTCTGTCTTTGCATCCTTATTTGTTGCAGGGTGTTCTGAAGCTGCCTTTCGTAGGCCTCCATTTCATTGTCGGCGGCATAAGCCGGTTGTCCTAACAGCGGGTCGGCATTGCCTATGAATACATTGTTTGCCATAATTTTTTTGTTAGTGGTGATTATATGGAAGAAAGCGGCAAGCCCCGAAGGGCTGCCACTAACTTTTCTTTTTGTGCCGGGGCTTAGCCTTGGCAGGTTTTATGCTGTCATACAGCTTCGCCGGACGTGCTTGCATTGGGAAACCCGCATCCGCAATTGCGATAGCTTCCATAACCGGAAACAACCGGAGTGTTAGGAAGAACCAGCTCACCCTTGATATTGCGGCAATCCAAACGGTTCGTGTAGTTGACAGAAGCAGTGAATGCCCGGTCGATCTCGCACTGGATCAGCTTGTCCTGGTACGGACGGATGGCAGCCCCTACGGCAACCTCTTTTTCCAGATGGCAGATGCGTGCGTTCAATGCCGCGAAACCGTCTACCTGGCTCTTGTACAAGCCGAATGCTGCGTTGTTCAGCTTCTCCGTCTGGTAGTCGTTCAGGTCACGGATAGCCTTGTAATTGCCGAAGTCACCGTTTACCTGAGACTGGTAAAGCTGGAACTTCTCAGCTACGTCCGTATTACGATGGTCGTAATCAGCCTGCATGCCCGACACCTTCAGCCCCCACATGGCATTCGTCAGGGCGATTGCGTCTTCACAGCTCTTTTCCCAAGCCATGAATGCAGTCGGAGCACCGGTACCATAGCCAGTACCACTGGCCATCGTGTTGATGTTCACGTTTTCGGGCATACCGCCGCCCCAGTTCCCGCCGCCGAACAGTCCGCCGCCACGACCGCCCCAAAGACGGGCTACAGCCACGCCTCCGAGCACCGTTCCGACGATACCCAACGCGCGTGCGCTGTTGTCGGTCGCATGCTTCTTGCCTTCTTCGTGGACAATCTCTTTCTCTTTGATTATTTTTTCCGCTTCCATACTGATATGAAATTTATGTGTTATATCCGGGTAACCCGGACACCACGAAGTACCTCATAAGTTCCTTGTACCGGAATTATCCCGTGGTAAGGTTGTGGATAGTTCGCTGTGGATTTGTTGTAGGGTATGGAAAAGCAGGTAATGGCGTTTGATGCGGTCGGGATAGAGGTTCTTCAGGCGGTTAACGGCTTGCTGTGTAAGCCCCGTGAGGCCGGAAATGAGGCTTTCGCTAAACTTGTATTCGACCAGGACGACGATCAGCAGGCCGCGTGCGTCCACATATCTTTCCTTGTTGCTGCTGAACATCATGACCGGATCGATCGAGCAGGCACCGCAAACAACCACCACCACTGTCTTGTAGACATCTTCACTGACTTTCATTCTGATAATATTAAGGGTTAGCGAAACAAAAAGCACACCCGTATGTTGTATAAAGGTAGCCTTCCCGAAAACATCCGCGTGTGTTTTGTTCCCCCTCTCCGATCGTGGTGGTGAAGGACGGGGAAAAAGGGAAGGCTATTTTTAATCCGCCTCCCAAAGATTTATTTCATGATAAGAGTTCCTTTCCGGAACCCTTATCTTTTTCGCCTTATCAGCCCTCGCACACAGTACGACAACCCTATTATACCGGCAACGGTCAAAAGGCTTATGGCATATCCACCGGCATCCATCTTTATCTGCTGCCAACGGGTCAATTTTTTTTCTACAGGATAAGGGACTTGTATCTCTTTATTCTTAACCGATAGTAGCGAATCATATTTAGCCTGCAATTCTGACTTTTCTTGATATAACTCTCGATACCGGTTTCTTTCCCTATACAGTTCCATCCGAGTTACATTCCCTTGTACATCCATCACTATAACAGTTGAATCTTTAATAACTGTCGAATCGCGATATGATACTTTTTCCTTTATAGCGACCGAATCACGCACAATAGTGGAATCTCTCTGTTCCGATCGACTTTCAACCGGTACATAAACAGTTTGCGTACGACACCCTACCAGCCAAAGGGCAAGACACACATACAATAATAATTTTCTCTTCATACGTCAAGATATTTTTTGACAGACATGAACATCTGTCTCATGGTCTTGACATAATTTGGAGAAGTGGCATAGCGGCTACCAACCGCATCCTGTATCTTTTCCACAAACTTGTCAGGGTCTAGGCGATATGGCCAAGCATCGGCATATCCAGGTTTCTTTAAGATGGCAAGGTAATCACGTAGGCAATCGTCTACTGTATCGTACTGCCGAAAAAGACGTTTGACCTTGTATTTGTAACGACCGTTACCAAGATCCGTTACAGATAGGACTTTTTCCGGCTGCCGAAAAGAGACATCCGACCGATTAAAATACTCCGTAGTCGTTACCAATTCTACCGGACCGTTCCAACTGCTCCCTTTCGTGATTCCGAACAGGTTATTACCTATTGCAGATTTCCCCCAACCACTTTCAAGAGCAGCCTGGGCTGTTACAAACAAAGGAGATATTTCGCCAAGGCGCTCGGCTGCCGGATATATCCAGGCTACAAATTCTTTTGGTGTCATGGGTTCATGTTTTTATTTTGTTTTGAATTATAGAAGTCTTCCAAAAAACTGATTTTACTAATGAATTTAACGGTCACCACCCAATAGAGAAAAGCGATCGTTTTGGAATCCGGAAACCGTATATTCAAATTTCTAAGAGTGTTCCCTACATAATAATAGATCATCACCCACGATATCCAGGAGGAAAAGGTCAAGATGGACTCTTTCGATTCCTGCATCATAATGCCGGTCCAATAGGCCAACAATATAATCGTGAAATAGATAATTAGCAAAGTGAAAGCGCGGCGGAATTTCCGCTTTATCCAACGTCCATGATCGGCAAGGACACCGGCAACTATGTCAATAGTAGCCCATACGGCAATGACATATAAAAAATTGAATATTGGCGCGTAAAAATTAGCAATCGATGTAAAAGATACGATCAGAAAAACCTTTGTCCATCCGTAAACATCAGCTAATGCACTTGTTGCCGAAATCAATATTTGAAGAAATCTATTCATGCTGTTTGTTGCTTCTCTTATATACAAACATAGCTTATAGCTTTAGATATCAAAAGGACAAAAACTACCGTCTATTGCCTCCTCCCATTACGAATACCGGCTTCGAACTATCGTTTTTCCATCGTTCAACCAGACCATATCCCGGAACATTTTCATAATAATTCGGATACTCGGAAGGGTTAGCACGTAAGATGGATTTGGCAAGCGCTATTTCATTTTCGGCCAACATTTTGCATTCGTTCGGCTTATAGCCATGTATACTGTCCGGCTTACTCAGTTCCTCGCTTTGGGGAATGGTGAGCAAGGCAAGTGCGGTCTGCATATGTTCTAAAAGATCCTTGTCTGTTTCTGTCAGTTTCTTTTCCATCTTACGGGTTATTAATTGTGCGATTACCAATGTTCCGAATGCCGGACGCAGTTTCGTCCGCTCTATAAGACGCAGGGCTGGATATATACGGTTAAACAAAATACGGCTGTTGTTGATATTTACAATCTCGTTAAACTCACGTGCTGTGAAGATCAGGCAGCCGGTTTTACACCAATAGCTGTCGCTTTGTTTCCAAAGCTCATTATCGGTCTCATCTGTGAAATGGATACTGTTGTCTTCTAGATAAAGTAGGAGTTGCTCCACTGCATCGTTGGCATGTGTAAAGGTTGCCTCTATCAGTTTGTCGGAACGATCTTTACTCGCAGGGGTCATGTTAGACGAAGATCCGACAGTCAATCCCCCTGAGGTATTAATAGTAACATTCAGTGCCGGGATCGCACCATAGATTCCGAACAGGATAACGACCGCTTGTGAACGCTCCAACAAATCCGGCGTATGTTCGTTTATATATTCTCCATCCGTCTTATATTCGGCAAGAAGGAACCGGTACAACGGTTGCCCCAATATCGGCAACAGATGGGTCCGTTCGGCCGCATTCAGATAAGGTTGGATATTAGGCGTTTCATCTTCTATAAACGAAGTGTTCGGGAACCATTGGTTGATTTCGGATGTGTTCGTTACTAACATATACTCTAGATTTGAATTACTTCCAGCGAATTTACTTCTTTTCTCCCACTATCATTAAGGACAAAAACACCCTGCGCAACCTAATGGAGAGCGCAGGGAATCATAAAATTTGGTATAATTTATACGATTGCTACATTAAGTGATGCATCTTTCTGAATTGTGTATCCGAGTAGTGTTAGCAACTGTCTTTAGATGTATAAGCATAATCCTCTATCGTTCATAAAAAAATACCAATGCAACCAATTGATCATTTCCTTCTATAATCAATTCTTCATTTCTTCCACTCCCTGCTTGTTCTTGTCCAGCGTTGTCAAGACATGGACGGGAATATCGAACTTTAGATGCGGATCAAGTTCGTTGAAAGCTTTCATTACCTCCAATGGATAAAGGATCATTTTTTTCATTCCGAACAGATATAATTGCTGAAGCGTATTCAGTTCTCGCGCTTCAGTACCGCTCGCCATTTTGTCTTTGCCTGGTATAGCTCCTACTGTTTGCGGATGGATACCCATCGCGAAAAGCATCACATTGGCAATCTCTGCAATGTCTTCCTTTACATCACTACCTTTCATCGGATTTTCGATCAGTTCTATCTCCACCCATTTTACTTTTTGACCGTTTATGGTCTTCGAAATGGAAATCAACGTTTTTCCGTTGTTCTTTGGGTCTTTAATGAAGCTGGATATATCGTCCATCAGATCATTAAAGACTTTTTCCCTATCATCGTCCGTCTGGGCATTCCGACGTGTTTGTTCATATTGGATATATTCTTCATCGATATGGATGATATACTTGAACATGGAGCTATTCTCCATCATGGTCGCACGACGGGAAAACATGGCTAACATATATGAGAATATCTGGCTTTTGAAGATTGTCCACCAAGATGGAAAACTGTAATAAAATTTGCCAGGTGTAGGTATACACATGGGGATAACATAGCGGGTCGTCCTATTTTTGATTTGCTTGACATTTTGCTGTGCTTTCACTTTCTCACGTAAATCAGCAACAGCACGTTCCGGGTCAAGTGCGTTTATTACGATTTGTCGGAGACTGTCATCAGGATGGTCAGGCTTTATAACATTACTATCTTGAGCAAATGAATTGCTATAAACGCAATAATTAATTTTACCATATTGATCCTTTATTCCTTTCCGAGTACAAGTCGTATCTAAAAAAGAAAGACGGCGCACCATCGGTTTCCATTCCTTGTCTGGCTCACCTACGTTCAGCTCCAACACTGGATACCAGTTCCAGAAGTAATTCGCATCAGAGGCTTGTTCATATAACCAATGAGTCAGGTTACAATCCTCTTCAAACCGCAACAAAAAATCGTTTGTCATTTTCCAGCGCTGATAATCCAATTCTAATTCTTTGATTTCCTCGGACCGGTCTACCGGTTTGCGTTTCGTACCCGGACTAACAAATCCACTTTCCACTCCGGCATTTTCCATTTCGTTGTTCAACTCGTTGATCCGTTGTCGGATCCATACGCCAGCATGTCGGTAGTCTATCTCTTCTTCCTCTATCCTGCCGTTCCGGTAGATGGGATACGTGTAAGTAATCTTGATGCCGGCCGAAAATGTGCTTTTAATCAGATGGTTTAACGACGGAGCCACATACGGACTTTCGTTTGCCCTGAAAATTATATTTTGCGGTAATTGGTTATCCGCTCCCCATTGGACATAAAGTTTATTAGCGTCCGCCTTGTTGTCCGAACGCACCTGTTGCGCAGTCTCGCCGGAAACGAAGAAATTGCTCCCGTCGTCTTTTGGGAAATTGGTAACAAGGGCGGATATTCTTTCATCACCCATATTCAATTCGACCACGCGAATCCCTTTCATGCCCATTACATTATCAGCTACCGTGCGACTCATATCACGACCTCCTTCCCATTAAACTCAATAAAATGCAACAGACGAATCTTTCGCGTTTCCTGGCTGACAGGCGTGTAAATATTAGCTGTACCATTGTGATAAGTACTGGTGCATATGGCGTTTTCAAAAAGGGCAACAGCCCCGTCCTTTTTCAGTACGCGGCCGGAAAAAGGGATTGCCTTGCCGGAATCGTCCTTACGCTCCAGCTCGGCTATTACTTGCTTGATATGGATTACTGGTGTCATTGTCATTTATTTTAATTGTTTTCCGGCAACGGAAGGTTTCTAACCCCTGTATTTCGCAGGAGTGTAGATCTACGCACCGGCAATACAAACTCATCCTTAAAGTTTCGCGTTTGAATCTGAAACCCGTTTTGGTCCAACTGATTCAAAATCTTTTTTAACGGATCAAAACCTGTTGGAGACTGGAATGCATTAAACGTATGCCGAAGGTCATTTAGCGTCATGTTAATTGTTTCCGGATCTTCCTGATTCATGGCCGGCACATAATCCCGCACGAATGCCCGTACCAGCGGATCGTCAGCCGGCTTGTCCGATTCGCTCCCTGTTTGCACTCCGTCTTCTGGATCTGAATTTCTTCGATAGGGTTGTTTTTTTCTTTCAAATGGTCTCATACACTTTGTTTTTGTGGAAAGTTATATGTTAATATCACATAGGGAAAGGACAAAACATATTTGTCAATCCGAATATTGATGCAAAGTCCTGGATGTTATCTTACACAGGTCCGGACGCCCCATAACATAGTCTATACGTTCTATAAGTACTTTCTGACCGGCAATGATCTTAGGATAGGCTATATTCATATTGGTTATTACATATACAGGCATAAAAGCGTCACAGACTATATGCTGATTGGCATGTAATAGCATATTGTCCCTCTTTTGGTAAAACTGATTATAGATATTGTCAGTTGCTCTTTTGATTGGATTAAAATTGGATTCTACGGGGATTTCGTTTGCGACCAAAGATAGATTTCCCCATTTTTCACCCAATTCGTTATATGACCATATAGTCCCGGCGTAATAAGAGTAATAATCGCTTAATATTTGATATCCTTTTCCCGGATCAGGGCTCGTTCCTTCAATAGAATTAGGCATCTTTATCGTTTGAATACCAGGAGTAGAAAAGCACATTATTATATCCAAATTACTGTCTTGTTCTTCCTGCGGATTCAACTCTCCCGAAAGAATAAGTTCTGTGTTTTTATGCGCAACTCCCCCTATAAAGGGGAAAGTCAAAGTCCAAGTAATTTTCACCTGTGGATGACCAAAATAATAAAGGATAGCAGCTTCTGAAAACGGTATTTTATCGGATGTTCCAAGATCTTCAATCTCAATATTTGCCACTGGTTCATGTTTCAGTGTGTAATTTTCATACACCGATTCTGGAAGTGATTGAACGGGGGTATACACTATTGAGATTGACATAGGATCTTGAGGTTCCCATGTATTGATATTCCTAATGTATTGTGAAATATCTTGATCCGGGGTTTTATCTAATACATTATTCCAACTCACAATTTCAATTTCATTTCCGTGTTCTAAAAATTCTATTGCAAATTTTTTTCTCATTAATTCGATAAAATCTTCAACTGTCAAATCATTCGGCAATAATTGACTGTAATCCAAAACTCCAGAAACAATAGCATCCGCCGTATTATTCAATAAACATAGCCGTTTTAATGATGTATCCATATCAAAAACATTAGAAACAAGCGTATAACCGAAATAGGCAAGCAAATGTCTCAACACGAATCCAACTCTAAGAAATGGAGTTACCCCATACCCGACAGGCACAGTAAATTTTGTGGCCTCTTTATCGAATCCGCTATAATAAGTTCTTTTGTTCCATGCAGAAAAAGATATCGATTCTTCATATGATGCAGTCTGATTTAAGATCAGTTTTTGCATGTTCGTTGTAAAATTCAAACTTTCCTCCTTATATATAATAAAATCATAATCGGTTACTACACTGAATATGTAATAATCCGGATTCAAATTATTCTTATTTCCCATAATATCAATAAAATGATCCATCCAGTATCGAGCTTTTGTCTCGGCATCTTCTCCCGCTCCCTGCATGACTGGCCAATTAACATCTTTCATCTTATGATCTTTGATTTTTTCATATAAGCGCCCTTCATTATAATAAAATGTACAATCTATTCCGTTCTTAGAATCAGCAGTATTGATAAAAAGTGTCCCTTTATTCCAAATGGATTTATCAGAGAGAATGGCCGGAGTTTTACGCATAGGGCGTTTAGTGGATACACCACGATGTTGCCATCCAATCAGTTTCATATTATGTTCACTAGCCGGTAACGTCAGAGGCACACTCTGGCTACCTTCATCAGTTAAGAAAGGGTTCGTGCGGCTCAGTTCGGGATGGAAGTCGGCCGGTAACTGAAATTCTTTTAGTGGGTTGCTGTTGTCGTCAATGTATATGTGCATATCGATATCATTTTTGTCTGTTATTTCCGGCTCCCTCGTTTGATGGATGCTTGCAGCCGGTTGTTTTCCTCGTTGAAATGGCTGATATTAAACCGAGTGAATACACCATTTGTCTTCAGATACGCAAGTAGGTCGTTCGTACTCTTCATGATCGCTTTCATTTCCGGATCTACAGACGGAGTGACAATCGGAATCGAAGTTCCCACACCGCCACCTTCGGCATATCCTTGCCGGGGGAGCGGATTCGCCTTCGACTTGCTCTGCCGGATATATTCAAGCGTTTGTACCGTGTTGAAAATGGCAGGGTTCTCCATCATCCATTTGGGTACGATGTATTCGCCACCGTGTACAAAGCCCTTCACTTCATACACGCCACCGTCACCGGAATAGCCTCCAACAGAAAAAACGCCGGTTTTGACAACACGCTGGCCGGTTCCACCGGAGGAAGAGGATTTTTCGCTACCACCTTTAATAGCAGACTTAATAGCCGCTTTGGCTACGGAAAGGGCAGCAGATATAAGTCCAGCCATAACCGCAGCTCTTGCTGCACCGGATGCTCCGAAAGTTAACACGGAATCAGGAGTTGCATACGATTCGGATGTGGCCTTAAAGGTTGCTTTCACTGCTGAAGCAGCCATTTCTGCCGTCCAAATATTGACCAATTGTTCCAAGACATTGAATGTGATATCGATCATAGATTCACCGAATGCCCGCATCGCATCTTCACCCCCGCTAAATAATCCACCGAAAGCATCTCCTAAGCTCGATAAAGATCCCTTAACAATTTCGTTATACCGGTTTTGGATCTGTTCCTGTTTACGGCTTGCTGCATCCAATAAGGCAATCTGCCTATCAGCATTATTCTGTTTCAGTTGGGTTATTTGATCCTCCGTTAATCCACTAACTTCAAGTCGCTTGTTCTGGTATTCAATTTCTATTTCTAATAATCGAGCCTTATACTCTTGTTCAGTATAAATACCGTTCAGGCGGCTTTCAGAGGCTGCCAGTTCGGCTTCTGCTTGTAGCTGGTTCAATTTTTTTATTTGATCGGCGGCATCTTTGGCTCCTTTATCCTTATAATAGTTTGCTTCTGCCTCTTGTCCTTTTTGCCGAAGCATCTCGATTTGATTTTCATATTCTTCTTGCGAGATGAATTGTTTTTTCAAAGCGTCATCCAATAACAGGGAGGCATCATTATATTTTTGCTGAATCCGAATCAGTTCACGCTGATCGCGGCTTACACCTTTCAAATCAAAATCGTCATACAACTTATCCAACTTGTCCAAATATGCTTTTGTGTCCGATTCGGACTTATTGAACAGACGCAATTTCAGATCATAGAAACGCTGCTCTATCTCGACACGCTTTTCTTTGTCCAGCCCAGAGACAGCCAATTTCTTTTCCAACCCCTCAAATTCGATTTTTTCCAGCATCTCGTTGTATTTCTGTTCGGTGGCAATCTCTTCGTCACGGAACTTATCGCGGTTCACACGGGCCTGTATCAGCTTGGTCTTCTCCTGATTTACATAGGTATCTACAGCAGCAAGGGAAGCTTGCAAGCGTTTTTTACGCTCTTCGTCGGTTTCTGTGGGGGTACCGGCATTGCCTTCTACTACTTCTTTCTGCTTTTCCTGTATCTTTTTCAGCTTTTCGAGGTCAGCATCCAGATAGTTACCTGTCAATTCGGACAGGATACCTCGTTGTCGTTCCAGTTCTGCATTCAGTTCCTTCATTTGCGCCTGAGCTTCGGCAATGCGTTTCGGGTCTGTTATTTCAGATGCAATTGTTTGCGATGTTCCAAAAGTGGATGTTTGAATAGTGCTGAATTCGGTAAAAGAACCTTTTTCGCCAGCCTGTTTCACTATATCGGAAACTTTTTTGTATTGCTTTTCAAGCTGCTTTATCTCTTTCTCCGTTTCCGTGATCAGCGTCTTGTTATTCTGCTGCATGATAAGTTTTTGCGATTCGATAAATGCCCGCGCCCTATCTGTATTGACAGAGAGTACATTTCCATACTTATCCATTTCGGTGACAGCCTGCGGAATAGCTGCCCCTATTTGTTGCATGATTTCCTTCAAGCGCTGCTGTTCATCGGCAGCCGTACTGTCCTTCAGCTTGTCATATTCGTCAAGCAGCGGGGATATGTTACGGGTCAAATCTCGGACGGTCTTTACAGAATCATCGAACTTTTCTTCGGCAGAACCCACCCCGCGCGTCAACCGTTCTATTCCCGAAGCTACACCCTGCATCCAATCCACTATACCGCTACCAAGAAACCATCGGCGGATATTCTTGCCTATCTTCTCGATTGTCCCAGCTAAGTTATTGTTCTTTTTCTCATATTCGGCTTCGATGGATGTTGCCTCGGTGAAAGCCTTGTTAGACAGTTCCACTTCGCGCTTTAATACCTCCGTATTGGAAGAGAGGGATGCGATAACGGCTGTCAGTCGTGCACCATCCGATCCTAGGTCGCCCATGAGTGGAGCGATAGCAGCCAACCCTCCTTTGCCTGACAGTTTTTCCAATACCAACATCAAGCCCTCCCATGTACTCACATCCAGAGCGTCTTGCAACTCCTTCTGGCTTATGCCTATCGCCTTCGCCACTTGTCCGGTCTTGGAAACAAGGGTCGTGATTACCTTATTCATGGCAGTAGCCGATACTTCGACATTTTGTCCTAACTGATCAGACGCAGATGCCAATGCAAGTATCTGTGGCATCGAAATCTTAGCTTGGTTAGCGATACCACCCAATCGTTGGGCAAAATCCACCAGGTAAGCTTCACTCGCCGTACTGTTCTGTCCCAACTCATTGATGGCTGAACCGGTTGACAACAGGGCTTTCTCCACACCTAATTTTTCCGTGATACCCAGTACATCATTCAGTTTCGCTATATTTTTGATCGCATCTTCTCCCAAGTCTTCGCCCAGGGCGACATTGATCTTATTTCCGGCATCGACAAACGCCAATACATTATCTTTACCTTTGATACCAATCTTACCAGCAGCAACTGCAAGTTTATTCAGTTCTTCTACAGAAGTACGGGTATCTATCCGGTTGATATCGTTCGAAAGTTCGGCAAGTTCCTGCCCGGCGATTCCGGTCGTCTTCTCAATATCGGAAAGCTGGTCGGAAAGAGCTACGTTCATCTCGTACACCTTCCTCATACCTGCCACAAGTTCATTAAACCCAGCATACACCAGTACGTATGATGCAAGACGTTTGGCAGTCTGGGCTATTTGGTTGAAGACCTTAATATTTTTTCCGCCTTCTTCATTGATCCTTGCGAGTTCTCCACGCAGGAGAGCTAATTGTTTTTTCCTTTCAGCGTATTTAGCCGTACTACGATCTAGCTTTTGCATGGATGCTTCGGTGGCACGGATGGCATCCTTTATGGCTTTGATGGGGGCGGTAGACAGTTTGTTTAAAACAGATGAAACATCTCTGGTCTGATTTGCCAATTCTCGTGCTTGCCTTCTGGTCTCACGGAATTCTTTATTCAGAGCATCAAGTCGTTGGGCCTCTTGCCCTGAAAGCCCCACCGATATCCTTTTGTTACCAAGATCCTTTATTTCTTTTCCAAGCGTTTCACTTTTCTTCCTGAGAACGTCAAGCATCTTGTCGGCTTGTTTGCCGTCCAGCGTTAAGATTACATTTGCTTTTTGAGTATTGCTGGCCATCCTTATAATGCGTTAGTGTTGTTTATAAATTTGTCTGGACTGATATTTTGAATAATCATCAACTGTGCGTACTCACCATATTTTCGTTCTAGGATATGCGATAAAGCATATACGCGTTGTTTGAAAACAGGCATTAGCCACGGTTTTACCTGGTAGGAATATCCTGCCGTTTTCGGATATGGCCGCCCGGAATAAAAAATAGGATCGTGTTTTTTTTTCGTGTATTTTTCACCACGACCAACACCCAAATCCACATATCGTCCGTAATTGGCAAGAGTGAATACGATTTTGGTTTGGTCGCCTCCAGCAGCATTGTACACTTTTTTCTTTAGACTTGCTATGAGCTTGTTAGGGTTCTTTATGTCTTGATATTGTATTTCCTTTATCCACCGTTGTATAACATTGGCTGCCCATCGATGAAGAATCTTTGCACGGGATTCATCGTGATGTAAATAATCATTAGCCGTCATCTGTTTCATATCGCCATAAAATTAGTGTTACAGCGAATTTAAGGCCCCTCCCATTTAGATCTAAGGACAAAAACACCCTGCATGAACCTCACGGCGGATGCAGGGCTACAAAAAAATGCTTGAAAATTTATGTCGTTATTCGAACGTTTCCACGTATTCCTGTAGCGGATCGTTCAGATATTCCTTGTTGAATAGTTCCGGGGTGCATAACATCGCCGCTTCGATGCGGTCGATGACGTGCTCGTTCAGGTCGGCCAACATCATGCCGAGTTCGGAAATTGCAGCCGACGGGCTTTTATCGCCAGGGAGAGAAGCCAGCAGGTAGCCGATATCCTTGTTCTTATGTGCCATGTCTTCGATGCTGCTGATGACGTAGGCGGCCATGTGGATGGCCTTTGCGCCGGTGCTGGCTATCTCGCGCAGTTTGCGGTTTACGTGGTCTACACCGCGGCGTTCTTCGTCCGTCAGCCGGGCTTTTTCGCGTTCGTCGGTCGGATATCCTTTCTTGATGATATCGAGAATGTCGATGGCGTTGTAACGGTCTTGCCATTCGGTTGAGCGTTTGGACTGGAAGGGTTTCACAAGGCACCTCCTTCCTCTATGGCAGCTAAAATAAAAGCAGATTTGAACCAGTTAAATCATCATTTACAGGTTCAAATCTTCTTAAAATTCTAAGCATGAGACATATTAGGTATATCACCCCAAAAGAGAATATTTCAATCCAGAACATAGGCTTCGTTTCTATATATTTATCCTTGAATGTTCCTTCTTCTTGCTTAGCCATGTTTAGTGCGGTATAGCTAACATATGGAAGCCAAGCGAGCAGCATAGGCCAGAAGTTTAAAGCCGCCCAAGTCTGAGAGAATAATATGGCCATCATGGCACCGGCTATATGTCCCCGATGTTGAAATTTATCCGCTTTGTAATCAGGAAAACACCCGACAACGATCATCCCGGCTAACGCCAGGTAAGCGAGAAACTCCGTCCCCGGTTTACTGACTTCTAAGATCGCTGGCATTAATACCATAGGACAAGCCCACATTGTAAAACGGAACCATCCTTTATGTTCAATTGCATAGAAAGTCGCACTGATTGAATAAGGTATACCTTTCTGCTTAATGCATACAGCTGTCGTATAGGCCGCAATAATCAACATAGAAATAACTATTAACCAAATCATAATAACTTGTCTTAAAGTACGTGCCGAATTTGGATACCGCCCGGCACAATAGGCGGAATAAACTTATCTACTGGGAAACTTCGACATAGTGGCCAACCAATGCGGATAAGTCCTGTACCAAGGCAATCCCGCTATCCCTTGTGCACTTATAGGTTACATTATCCTGTTTATAATATTTACCGCTTTCTAGGATCATACCGGCAAATAAGGGATCATGGTCTTCGTTGTAGGGTATCGGATCTTCAGCTGTACCAGCATGTTCTTCGGTAACTTCGTGCCAAAGCGAATGTGATCCCTGTCCCGGCCGCCAGTCTTCTTGTGTCCGATGAGCCAAGTCGCATTCATAAAGTTTGTCACCTTCCTGATATCGATCTTCCTTGTTCACATCAATTCCGACTTTCCATACCGGATGCCGGTCCTTTACTCTTAGTGCTTCGGATGCCGTCAGGCCGTATGTATTGATCTTTTCAGTCGCTTCTTGGTCTAATTGGTCGAGTGCCAAAAGACGACTGTATTCACGGTTTACGGACGGTTCTTCACCCTCCGGATAAGTCCATTCTTCGCTTGCCAGCAGATTCATAAATTCAGGGTCCGTAGATTCAAATTTCGGAAATTCCTCGTCGCCGAAAGGTGATAGAAATTCCTCATGCAAGATTACCTTGCTTTGATCCGTACTTGTCCTCATTTCCGGTAGGACTTCTATTCCGTGGGACTTGCACCACACGATGTCTACAATTGCGTATTTCATATCAATTAATTTTTAATGTTACTTTGCTTTTAGGGTTTGGAGGTAGTTGTAGGCTTTGATACAGTCGTCTTTGGAAAATACCTTATTCATATACAAAGCCATATTTTTAAAAATCATATGACAAAACTCCGTACCTCCTTGTCCTCCGATATTTACTCCAGATGGTCCTTTATTTCCATCACCATATAATAAATCAACTTCATTCCAATTTTCATCATAAGCCTTACCTTTAGACGTTATAGCTTTAAATGTCATATAGTCAGTGATATTTTTCTTGTTTTCAAAAGTTGAATTTATCATTACAGTAGCACCTCTATTGTATCTATTTTGTATATATAAATGAGACGAACTATTTATACCAGCCACAGTATCATCCTTTTGAATGAATTTCCATTCACCTATAAATGTGAAATCTGCTTCGTAAATGATAGTATTAGAAGATGCTATATCATCCACCCCATCAGTAACCAGATAGCCAGCATATTCACCTTCTTCATTGTACCCGCTCCCTTCTGCAAACCCAAAATTAGACAGTATAAGATCATTACCATTGCCCGTAATGTTGGCAATAGTAGCACGATCTTCGTCCTCGTTGGTTTTGCCGGTGACTGTCCATGCCTGGTCGGGGAAGAGCCAGGGATATTGCTTTTTGTGCCAGTTGAGAATATTTTCATCCTCTTCATCGGTAGTAAAGTGACCGTTGTCGATGATCTGACCGGCAATGGCTGCTTTAGCATGGAAAGTGGCAAACACATTTCTCCACAAGTAATATAATCCGGGATTAGATATAAATTCGACCGATTTAAGTGATCTTGATTCACCTGTAGATAAATTAATTATAGTTGTTATATCTTTATTTCTCTTACAAACTAATAGAGCAAATTGATCAATACGTACCGCAAGATTAACACCGGTCGATGGTTTAAAATTCAAATGCGTACCACTATAGTTAATAGAAAAGTCTTTAGTATCATTTTTCCCGCACAAAATCATATTCCTTGACGGATCATCCTGAAACGGAATAAACGCCGTGTACACCGTATAGGTATCCTCGAAATTAAGTTCCTTCTCTGTAACCGCAAAGTCGTCTACTCCGTCACCGAGGATAAAGCCGGGGTAGAGGGGAAAGATTTCAATCGTAAACTCTCCTCTGGTTGATCCATATCCGTTATAAAAATATACAGGTTTACCAACTTCAACTACTGCTGAATTAACAGTATATATGCCATCTTTGTCCCATGTACTGTAGACAGTATTCGTTGTTCCAAAAAAAGCTAATGTTAATTTATTTCCAGGCTGTAACCCCGTTACCCTAAACGTAAAATTCATGTGCTCAACACCAGGTGGGCTAGCTATAAAGACATAATCATCTAGTGTGAATTTGTAGAATGTTAGGTAATTTTCATCGCCATACCCGCCAACCCCGGACATCCCCTTCCAAGCGAAATTTTTGAAGGATAGGAACCTACCTTTACCATCCGCATCCTCAAGGCGCGGATCATCCATTGCGGCCATCATCTCGTTGGTAAGACCTCCGAAATGCCACCGTGTAACGTCGCCAGGAAGCACCGGGAAGCCGTCTCCGGAACCGCCGCCACCGGCCATTTTCCTGTATGTAGGAAATGGAGCATTCAGGTACAGCCTATTTAGCTGCACCTGGTTAAGCCCTATTTTGTTAAGTCCGATCATGATTGATATGCTATTTTAGCCAATGTTACTTCGGCCCCGCTCTCTATGCGGATATGCATGCCGGCAGGTACATTAGGTATCTCAAAATCCAATTTATCCATCAGTGCCCATTTCCCCGAAATCGGAACACTGACCCAATCTTGTCCAGTCAATGACTGAAACAGACTCAGTTTACCATATGATCCACCAATATTTGTTCGGGTTATTTTGATGTTAAACGGACCTGTTGCCTTAAACTCACAAACATATAGTCCACCCTCTTTATAAAAAACCAAATCTTGTAATTCCATACTCTGCTTATTTAAATTGTACAACTCATTTTATCAATTTCACATTTATGTTAATCAATTCTTTCAAATGGGCATATACCGGATTAATCGTACCATAAAAGCAGTAATATTTCTTCCTTACACCGTCTTCCATTTCCGTGTAATACTTTTCCTGTTCAAGCGTCATGCCTGGCGCATAGAGTTTGGGATCGTATTCAGTGCCTTTGTGATTTTCGTCCATGCGCTCATAAAGAGCAGCCGTATCTACCGAAGGAGGATATATTTCGAGAACCGGATTTATCGGTTGCCGGACTTTCCATAACCAGTCATCGTTAATTACCCGGTTGCCGGTATCCAACTTCCCGTTAATAAATTCTTTCCATTCCGCATGTGCGTATTTGGCACTAATCGCTTCATCATCCGTCAGCGACATTACAGACACAGATTTACGGGTGATACGGGATAGCTGCTTCTCGGAATCGTGCGTTTCCGTGTAGTTTACGGCTTCCTGTAATTCGGCTGTTGTCCTATGGATTACATCGGGATAGCCTGTCACCTCAATCGCTTCTACATCTTCCACTGTCTCGGCAGCTTCAATATCAGAGAGTAACTTTTCTGATAGACCTATACAGATATCATTGTAGTCTGCCATCTCATTGAGAGCTTCCAATAACAGAGATGATTTATACGATTTCCCGTTTACTTCAACCGTATCCTTCCGAGAGCACTGGTCTTTTAGAGACAAACGGTCGTATGTATATACATCGTTGTCCTCTATGTAATAGTGCCAGTAGTCGGTGTTGTAGACTTCCTGACGCTTCAAGTCTTTTGCAGTTTGAAGTTTTTCTTCCGGTGTCGGTTCGGGAGTGGGTGTCAATTGCATATTGAACACTTCTTCTACGGATGCACCTTCGTTTGCCTCTTTAAAGGCAATCTGTTCTTCTGTCAGCAAAACGTACTTTCCTGCAACATAATCCTCCCATGTTGTGCCGATATCGTAGTTATTGCCATCAAGTTTTTCTGACATTGCAACATAAAATTTTGCTGCGTCTTTCTGTATATATAAATAGTTCGCTTTCATTTTAATTGTGATAATATAAACAAATTATACCCTGTCCTCCTTTTCCTCCTTTACGTGACAGACCACCACCTCCTCCGCCACCAGCTCCAATGCCACCATTTCCGCCATTCGTAGGATTGCTTGACCCTGAATTTCCACCATTTCCACCTGATTCAAGACCTGCCGCCCCACCACCTGCTCCAGATCCATCCGAACCAGATCCGTTCGAGCCTTTCCCCGAAGTTCCACCTCCTCCAAATAGGCCAATAGGAATAAGTACATTGTTATATTTATATCCTGTACCACCTTGATAAGATTGACTATTTCCACCTTTATAACCGCCCATACCATCTGCATTACTTACACTGTTTCCACCGGTCATTCCTGACGATGAATTTCCATTACCCGACATAGATGCGCCTGAACCACCAGCATAACCGTAAGAACCATTCCAATAACCAGGAGAGCCTCCACCATTATTACAAATCGCGATATCGGAAGATGGGTTTTCTACCAACTTTGATAGAATGGTATATATACTGTCTGGTATTTTAGAGCCATTACCAAGCCCTCCTGCTCCCTCACTATTACCTCTTTGCCCTCCAGCACAGATTATCGTATCCCCGTTTATTTCAAGAGTTGTACTATCCCCATCAGTTTGTGCATTTACAGGATTTGCAATTTTATAAGTCAAAGTTTTCGGTAGCAAAGAGATTTTTATATTACGAGCAAATGCTATTGTTCCAGAAGCTCCACCGCCACCACTGTTTGTGCCACCTCCGCCGCCACCTCCAACGATTAGCAAATCCACAAACTTATAACCAGGCAATAATTCATATTGCTGAGATACTCCTGGAGAAGTTGTTAGCTTAATTAATACAGGGTCTCTATTTACCATCGACATCGACATCGTCCTTCTTCTCAACATATCAATCCTTCTCTTTAACGGTTATTGAATACATGACACCACTCGTAGCGATCTTCAAGATGGACATCTCGAAAGGCACGCCGGAAGTAGTGGTAATAGAACTACCGGACATTGATCTAAAACTGCCAGTAGTAGGGATAGGCTGCGTAAAAGAAGCGGTAGGATTACAATCAAGGTATATCTCTTCGCCTACATTCAGTGTCCTTGCAGACTCATTTATCGACAGGTTTGAAGCGGAGGATAGGGTAGCCTTAATTAACCTCTTGTTTGTTGGTATATTCGCAAGAGTTGTGACAGCATTACTCCCTGTGCCGAAATTTACTATATCATCCACCCTCTTCTTGTCCTCTGTCGACATATACCCCGCTGTAGTGGGGGTAGCGATAGGGGGAGTGAGGTATTCACCGTTGTCGGAGAGGTACTTTGTACCGGAGCCATTAACTTTTAAACTTAAACTAGCATAATAATTTATATATTCCTTAATTGTTTTTATGATGCGAATAGCGACATATCCAATATTAAAGGCATTCACAACATAGTCTATCTCTGGAACATCCAAAGTTGAGCCATCAATCGTTATTAGATATTCATCATCCTTTTCAGTAATACGCATATAGTATAAATCAGATCCTATCAATATTAAACATACTGCGTTATTCTTTGCATCAACTATCTTTTGATAATTTTCATCAGACATAGTGCCACCATTATCAGGAAATAAACTATTATAATCCAGGTACTGATTGCTCGCCACTATCTCCGACCACGCCCCATTGTTACGCCCGTAGGTTTTTCCGTCCTTTGGAGCTTCCTGCACATAGTTCGACAAGTCGACCTGCGTACTGCCAATATGCTCCGGATTCCCGTCTATGAATATATACTCGTCGTAGATATCGTTACCCGACCCGGATTTGGGGACAAGATAGATAACATTACTTTCCCCCGGTTCCGGGAGAGAGTCAACCTTCTGAAGCGTTACACTATTAATGGCTGATATCAAAGACTGGACTTCTTCCTTTGTGTATGTTTCAGACTTTAGATAGTAATTTGTTAAATCGTTTACCGCTTTTGTGATAAAACCGCTATTGTTGGTCAGATCACTTGTTTTGGTTGGTATGACCGGTTCGACATATTCCATGAACGTACCGGATGAACTGTTGTCTGAATCCGGAACAAACAAATACTTCTTTCCTGAAACAAGCCCAGCAGTGTCAACAAGCACATTACCCGTCCCTGCCCCGGCGGGTCCCGTCTGACCACGGGGAATGAAGAAATTCAAAATGTACTTCGGGTTGCCTTCGGGCGTCTCTCCATTCTCCACAACTTCAACTCTGGCTTCTTCTGAAGGATTAAGAGTTGTCGTTGTCCCCTGTTCAAAGACTGCCGGCTGACCGTCTTTGCCTTTAGGGGTAGTCAGGTTAAGAATGTATTTGGGATTGCCTTCTTCGTCTACTCCGTTCTTGGTAAAGCTGCCGGAAGGGGTTTCACCAGAGGTGGCGTTGACGGATTCTAAGATGGGAGTTTTACCGGCATCCCCGGCATCGCCTTTGCTACCTTTAGGCAACGACATAGAAATCTCATATATCGGAGAGCCATCAACATCATTCTCTTTAAATGATATTTGTACGGTAGCAGGCTGTCCCGGTTCCAATGTAACAATCTCCCCGACTTCAAACTTGGGAGTTTTCCCGTCTGTACCCGGATCACCGGGGTTGCCTTTTGCCAGGACAAGATTGATATTGTATATCGGATTTCCCGAACCGTCCGCACCTCCAGGTGTCAATGTAACAGATGGAGAATCTCCTTCTGATACCGTACCAATTTTAAACTGCGGGGTTTTACCATCCACGCCTTGCAACGCTTTGATGGTTGCACGAACCGTTTTAAACGTGTTTCCCGACTGCTGAAAGGTCGGCAAAGACGAAATTCCCACAAGAGAATCAACCTCTTCGTACTGCCCCGGATCTTTCGCCGTAGACGCAATCAAATCCTCCACCGCTGCCGCAATCTTCTGCAAGTCTTCCGGCGTGATCGTTGTCCCGTCTGATAATATGATATCTCCTGCTGCCATAGGTGTTAATCTGTTACTGATTCATTAAATACTTGCGCGGAATCGTTTATTGCCTGTGAAATGATAGCAATCTGATCCAAAGGTTCGGTAATACCTGCTTTATCCAAAGAGATGTACATACGACCGTCTTTTTCAATCTTTACGGTTCCAATCCTTAAGTCATTTTTAAGGACATCGGCTCTAACCGACTCTACCGGCTTCCCGGTTTCCTGAACTATGGTGTAATTTAATTTTACACCTGAAACCTCTGCGTAACCGGATCGGTTTCTCGTGTCGTTGGTCAATTCCATACTATTCGCCTTTTAAAAGTTCAACAACTTGCCCATAAGCTCCAACCGTCAAAGCTTTTTCACAGACTCTTTTTATCAAGACTGAATCTTTGTCTTCAATCTCAATTGCTTCATTTGACGGGCTTATACGCACCATTAACTTGTATGCCTCATACTTTTCTTCGGCAGATAGGTTTTCACCGGAAGAAAAAAGTTGTGCACAAATAAGGTCTTTCAAAGATTGGATTTCGCCAGTCTTCGGATTTTCAACTTCTTTACCTTGATAGTTCTTAAAAGATACGTTAAAATTTACTTTCATTACAATTTGTTTTAATTTATTCAAATATTATAGATTTCTATTTCTTCCGAATAATAATATATATGCTTCTTTTGCATTTCTTGCAGAAAATTCATTGTCGGCTAAAGAATATGATTTTACAGTAAAACCCGAAGCAGACATATCCTTGATATAAAAATGCACAGGTTGATCTGAAGCTACATTTACAACAACGGGATATACAGCAGAACCCCCAGTAGCTGTTGTAAACACATAAGTACCTGTTTCTGTTTTTCTTATAGATGTTATAGAAGCTCCGTTCCCCCATCTATATGACATATAGGGGACACCATCAAGTCCAGTAAAATAATAAATAGCGAGCAGGCCAGGCATATTCCATGTTTCACCATCACGCTGATAAATAGAAATAGGTCCTGATCCTTTTATTGCCATACTACCTGTATTACCTATCACATATAGAGCAGTACTGCCAGAACCGTAAGCCTGAAACGATGCTGCTTGCCCTTTATCATTTCTTGCACTCACCATTGTGGCTCCGGCGCTTTCATTCAATCTCGCATATTGGTTGACGCTATAATTTATATCTATTCCAGCATGTCCATCTGTATTTGTCAATCGATAATCCCCGATAGAAAATGCACCTATCGTCCCCTTGTTTGCATAAATTTCATCAACATAAAGCAAATCACTTTGAATATATCCACCAGCTATTAAGGTCTGACCATTAATAATAACATTGGCAAGTTTATTTCCGCTTGTCGTTGCAGATCCCGTCAGTTTATTGTTAATCTCTGTTTGCAAAGCATTGGCTAAATCACCTTTGGTAATATCTGGTCCATCATTAAGAGCGAAATTCTTTAAAGCACTTGAACTAACCTTGTTTGCTATGGTTTGAGCTAAAGAATTTGACAAGTCGGAATCGGTGACATAATCCTCATAAGCCAAATTTCCCAAAGAAGATGAATTTGCCTTTCCATTGATTGTTGACTGCAAAGAATAGTCAAACATGGAAAATGTAACAGCCCCAACAAGATTGATTCTGTTCGCCTGAATCAAGATACCATCTGTCCCGACATTGATCGCATTGACGATAGCCTTTCCACTTTCCATTTCCTTCTTTGCAAACAAAGTAACACCATCCGCCTGCGTGATCCACCCGGCACTTTCTATCGTATTGTTGATATTATCCACCTTCGTAGATATACCGGACATCTGTTCTGCGGTAATCTGCAACTGACTGTCAAAGTGGACATAGATTTCTCCCGTCTCACTATCTACATAATCTTTTGTCGCCAACAGTTTGATGTATTCGTCTGTCTGGTCGATCTGTGTCTGCAACTTGACAATAGCATCCGCAATCTCATCAGAAAACAGCCCTACACCATAAATAAGTATCTCACCGGTGAACCTCAGTTCAAAATCACCTTCCCCGTTCCATTTCCCGACCTTAGACAGCTTTTGATAGCTGTCGCTTTCCGGTAGCTGCTCTTCGTGATACAACTCGGTTCCCGGAATACCGAAACCGCAAGAACCGGGACGGAGCACCTTATAGAACAAAGAGAAAGAATACGCCTTTTCTTCTTCTTCCGTGTGATCCGGGATATTCATTATAGCATTCTGCTGAAGGATATACGTGTTCCTTATTCGCAGAACGTTTTGACCGTTGTCATTATAAATATCGGCAACTTGATCCTTTTCTACATAGAAGCTACCGTCCAGCCAAAGATATTCTCCACCTACATTGATAAAGTGAACGTTATTTGCGGCTGTCCAATAGTTTGTATTCTGGCTGAAAGAAGAGTTTACAAGGATGTTACCACCTTCTGCGGATATGTCGTTACGGATGCTATCAATAAGGCTTTCAAACTTGCCGTTCATGGCAATAAAGGTCTGCTCAATGGTATCTCCGTTTTGAAGAATGAATGTCGAGTTTTCAACGTATATCCCGTTCAAATAAGCCCCATAACCAGACAACTGATCGCCTCTCTGCGTCCTGATTCCTGTCAGGTGTCCAATACGGGCTTTCAACTTGCCTTCGGTGCTGGCATCAGTAATACCATCGTACACATCGATAAATGGCGCACCGCTATCGGCCGTTGTTAGATATATTAATCCCTGCCGGTCCGTATCTTCATTGTTACCCCAACGAAGGGCAAAATCTCCGGCTTCCGGTTGCCCTGTCCCTTCTATCAGAGGAATAGCTATATCAAAATAGTCACTGTCTACACCGATACAACGTCCGAAAAGATACTTGATACTGGTCGTTCCCGTCCGTGTCTGTATTCTGACACCGTCACCCTTACGCAGGTTCATAAGCATAAGACCATCCATATCGTCCATATAACAGCGATAACGGTCAGACATCACTTCTACTCTGGCTATTTTGTTGATGTCAGAAACAATCTGGCTACCTCCTAAACCGTAAATCTGGGAATAAACAATCTCGTAAGCAGTGAATGTCTTTCGAATAAAGAGGTTGTCCATCTCCCCGGTGGCCGTCGGTGTGTCTATCTGCCATCCCCAACCGGTAAAACCGGATGCAAAAGTTGGCGATCCGGTATTACCCCCTACATAGATATCACTCCTCACACGAAGCGAGTCCAACATGGCAGCACCCGTACTCTGGATCTCCCAGCCTTTACCTTCCCAGCCATCTATGAAAATGGAAGAGCCGATCTTCTTGTCAAAAAGGATATTCCCGTGGGCGGTATCGTCGATATCTTTGCGAAGGAACATATCATTTACCTCGACCAGTAAGCCATCCGTGGCATCAGCTATTTCTTTAAGCGTCCGGAGTGCGGAAAAGACATTTGTATCGGAAGGGATAGTCAGGTCGTTCAACTTAATGATATCAACATTGATTCCTCCCTCTCCCTGGATAGGATTCAAGTCTAATCCGTCCAACTCCCGAATCAAGTCGTTCAGCACCGTGTCATGTATTTGTCCAGTAGTCGTTGCTCCCCACACCTCTGTATGTGGCTCCTGTACCGGAATCAGCAAGTCTGGAGAAAGAGTTGGTTTTGGGAACTCAGCGAGACGTGGGGGTAAAAAAAAAGTGTCGCCGGTCGGGATCGGGATAACTAAGTTCTCCGGCAGGTCGGTACGGCGTTGGATGTCCAAGTACGGACGACCATCCGAAAGTCTATAAGTAAAGGAATAAGAGACAGGAGGATTTGCGCTATCGGTCTTGGCATTACTGGAAGTGAAAACGATCCTATACAAACCACTAAGTGTATATACATACTTACGAGAAGCGACAAACATGTCTTGCAACCAGCGGGCTTCTTCGGGAGTTAACATCCCCGTATTTCGCGTAAGTAGCCGGTTCGTATCAATCCGATATTCTTCACTTTCATCCCCGAATACAGCCAGATTGTGCGTATATTCAGGATCATCCTTCAATGCCCCGTATGCCCGCAGACTGTCAATTCCGCCCAAGCTATTCTCAAACAAATACCAATTTTCATCTTCCCCTTGCTTTTCGCTAGCTACATACCTCTGCACATAAGACAAACGCGTCCCAGACGGATTTTCCACCCATACATCATAATACATCGGGCGTTTACCAGCAAATTTACCGGCAATAACTGCATATTGCAGATTATAGGAAACACAAGTCCCTGAAGATTGCCCAGATAAGGATATCGTACTATTTGTACCATCTTCCCAATAAGCACGAAGACGAACAGTACAATCTTCGGGGGCATAGTAAGTTAGCCATTCCGGACTATAATATGTAACAGCCTTTTGTGTGGGTTGCCAAGTAAGAAAATTGCCGGTAAGGAACTGGGTGGCAGATTCATTCAAATGCATTTTCCCGCTGCGTATGCAACGAAATGTATAACTGTCTTCACCATAAGCAACCGTGAAATCTTTCGACAAGTTCGGTTGTATGAATACGTCTGAAGATGGAAGCGTAAAAGACAAGTGTGACTTAACCACTTCCGTGAGACCTATATGAATGAGATTACCGTTCCCCGGATAAAAGGTCTCTTCCAAAACAATAGCTCCTGCCGCCCGAAGAACAACCGAAACAGGGTCCACACTTTGCAGGACTAGTTCCTTAAGGTTGCCGCTCATCGAGAGACTGTCGGGTTTCTGTACGGTTACTATTGCCATATTAACAAGAAAAAGGGTTAGTGTTTGCGTTGCTAATTATGAACACAAATATAAAAAGTCCATTCGGGACAATTAAGGACAAAAACGGGTAACGCGAAGAGAACCGCATATCACGCATGTTCTTCCGTCAAACGTCAGCCCTATAGGGTAACGAGGGGGAGGGCAGGGGGGCGAGGAAGAACATTTCGGCGAACTGTATCCCTCCAAAACAAATGAAAGCCGGTAGAATAGTCGACCTAATCCTACCGGCTTTACCAAACTATCTATCCGATATACCCCATCACTCAACGTCAAGAGCTGCCGGCGCACCCGGTTAGATCCATAAAAACTGGAGGCTCATACCGCTCCAAATAAAGACGATCTATCGCTTCATGGGAAAAACCGTATCCTATCATATTCACTCCCATCCATTGATCCCGTCTGGGCTATAATCCGGGAAACATTCAGCCATGGGCGTATCAAGCAAACTACGGATGAACAGCTCGTGCGAAGCGATGATTGCATTCGTGATCCGTTCTACCACCGAATCAGACAGTTCCGGGAGCAGCATCGCCGCTTCGGCTACATAGATACCCGGTTCCTTCGACCGCACGCTCGACATCATCTTTATATCCGGATGTTCGCGGTGGATATCCTCCAGGTCGCGGAGTGCACAGGAGGATATACCAACTAGCCGAGTAAATAGTTTAACCATCCGGCGGAGCGAAGCACACGCGTCCTGCGCTCCCAAAAGCGACTGTTCATAGTCGCTTACCATATCCTGAAGGTCTTTCCCCTCCGTGTTGCGTTCAGCCTTCAGTACTCGCAAGGCACGGAACAATTCATTTTCCAGACTTCTGTAGTTAGCCGGAAGCAAATATTTATTTTCTTTCATATTGTATTCTTTTTTTGTGTTTATAGAAAATCCTTAGAGTAGCCGTCTCTGCACGTCTGCCCCAAAGATACGATTGTTAATCTTCCAAAGAAATCCGTGATATTTCCGAAGTACCATAGGAAGCCAAAGCGTCGTAATACGCCCTCCCATCCATATATTCATCTACTATTTCAGAGCGTGTAGCGCGGTCGCCCAGCTTCAAGGCGATTTCCTCAAAGGCAGCATCCGGAATGGAATAGTAAACATCGTAGATATAGTCCGAATGTCCGGCCATGCCTAAGAGGGCAAAGAATACAACTACGAAAAGAATACCCTTCACAAGGGCTGACAATCCCGGCTTTACGGGAACGGCTTCCAGGGTGGAAGCGGTTGCGTTGGTTGTTTTGTTCATACTGAATGACTGTTTCGCTATTAGACAGAAAAACGGCTGTCATTTCCCGTCGCGAAACAGTCACTCAGTACCAATCGGTAAAAAGTAATCAAGGAAAGACAGCCGCAATATTTTATACAAGCATAAAAAAAGCCCGTATCATGATTCGAGCTTAACCGAGCCCGATCGGCACTAACTTAGTGACTGATTCGCACTGCAAATATGGAAATTATATTTGAAGTGCGCAAACTATTTCCGATAAAAGATGCTTCTTTTATTTGAATACATTTAGTAATTCGCTTCCAGCTTTAATAGTTACCTCATGTTCCCCTATTGCCTTCAAATAAACACTGAATTTGTTATTCAATTTTTTTATGCAGTCATTATGGTATTCCTCTCTTCCTTCAGACAATACCAAAATCTCTTTATACAATATATTTTTAGCTTCCTCTTTTTTATGAAGTAAAACTAATAAGGCAAATTCTTTTTCCCAGTCCAAGCCAGTTAAAGCCTTCAATTCCTTTTATTTTCCCTGAATAAGAAGAACGCTTCCAAATAAAAAGTTCCCCAAAAACACCACGATGGATCCAATTAAGCCCAATACTAATACAACTGTGCCATTGTAGACAAACTTTTTTCTACTGTTGTAAATTCAATTTTTGTTTTCATTTTTATACTATATAAAATTATTAATAGTCTGTTTTAAGCAATGATTCTAATGCTTCTACCTTTTTATAGAAAAGATCAATAACGTCTTGTTCCTCTTTATTAAAACCCTTATTGTTTTTCTTACATTCTGGGCAATACTCTTTATCCGCGTCAAAACTCTTGCCGCACGCACATTTAATAACCTCTTTTTCTTTGCCGAGTAAGCTTTTTTTCGATAGTCGTACATGAAGATCTGGAAAGCTATTCAGTTTCAACTGAATTTTTTTCATGTACAAAAGGTCGTCTGATGTATAATTATCCCTTTCAGCAGACATTAAAGAGATTAACAAACAATTGCTTAAATCTTTATCCATCAACTCGCAAATATGTTTTGCAGAAAACAAATTAGATTTAACAATAATAGAAGAAATCTTGGTTCCTTTTTCTAAAACAATGGGATACAAAAGGTTAGAAGCAAGATTTGAGTCTATTGACTGAAAATAGAGAATAAGATTATTAAGCATTAAGTCTTTTTCTTTTTTTCTAAAATCATCAAGCTCATTATCTAATTCTATATACCTATCTAACAATGCTTTGCCTATTTCAGGTATAGACAAGTGTTTTATGTTCTCCCAATCGTCCTCCGATGGAAGAATGCCTTTTTCATTTATCTTATAAATAAGCAAACGTCTATTAGCTTCATTCACCAAATCTTCATTGTCTATGACGCCAGGAATTATACTCTTTGCCCCTTCTTCAAACTCTATAATTGCAGCAGTTCCCGAAGATGCAATCATAAACATAGATTTTCCTTGAGATGATATTTCATCAAAGTCCACATTAAAATTCAATATGCAATTGGCTCCTTTATTGATAGATTTTTGAATAAGTTCTTCTCTTGCTTTCTCATAGATCAATTCCAATTTTGATTTATATCGACCAGAATAGCCACCAAAAAAATCAGAAAATGAAGCTATTATATCAGAAAAAACATTTGTTCCAATAACAATATTAGTAGAAACGACACCTAAATATTTAACGACTGTCGCATTTTCGACTGACGGGGTTGTTGTAACTAATAAATTTCCTTTCATGGTACTATATTTTGTGTATTTGAGATGTGGACAAAAGTACACAGAAAACCGTAACACCACTGCAATGCAGCGAATAAAAAAATATCACGGCTGAAAAATCCGTGATATTTCACAAGTTCCATAGACTCAATTGGGTTGTTTTGGGAAAATCAGTGATATTTCAGAGAGTCCATAGGTACCGATAAAGTAACCGGATACTTTTCGTTTTCCCAACGCCCCAAAACCGGGAATCTAATTATTAATCGGTTCTTTTACGGTCCTAGTGCCATCCAGTGACGTTTTTCTAAGACTGCCTAAAAGAGTATAAATCAAAGTATCTAAATCATTTAATAAGATTCTCAGTTCATCTAATTTTTCATTCATGATTTTACACTATTTGAAAGTAAACTTCATTACATTTCAATTTCCTTTAATTTAGTTTGCTGCTCCGAACTTAAGATTCCTTTTTTCATGCGATGCCTTTGAAGGCCACACCAGCGACCTAATTTTGCTATCTCAGCATCTTTTGACGAAGCTACAGGCCATTTACCGGTTGATTCTCTATATTTTTTAACTATTTCGTACATTGCATTCCAATCATGAGTACGTAATACCCATTCGAATCCAATAGCGTTCAATTTAGCTTGTTTTTCTTGGCTTAAGCATCCTCTCTTCAAATAGTCTCTTTGTCGATTACACCACAAACAAAGATTAGAAACCTTTGTATCTTGGGAGTTGAGTGCAGGCCAATTTCCTGTTGATTGCCTGTATTCCTTAACTTCCTCATATACTCTGTTCCACGAAAATAAACGAGGTTGCGAACAGACCAATCCAATGCCATTATCTTTTTCCTTTCTGTCAAAAATTACCGCGCTCGATTTTTTGATAGATTTTTGCTTACCTCTATAAACATATTTCATAAAATTGATTGATTCCAATTTTTCAAGACGCTCTTGGGGCATTTTATACCCCCTTTTACCTTTTGCTATTGCTCTTTGATTGCAAAGCCATACCCCCAATTTTGCTTCACCTTTATTGTCCGATGTTGGTAAAGGCCATTTTCCGGTCTTATCCCTAAATTTTTTTAAAGCTTCAAACATTTCAAGCCACTTATCCTTAAGTACCACCCCCCAATCGAATCCGATAGAATCGAGCATTTGCTTTCGAATGTCGCTTATTTTCCCTGATTTTTTATATGCCCTTTGAGTAACACACCACAACCCAAGTTTCTTTACATTCTTATCGCGACTACACGAAGAAGGCCATTTCTCTGTATTAGCATGATACGATTTTAGTTTATTAAACATATTGTTCCAAATAACATCCCTCTTATTTAGAGGTTTATGTTTTATTATTGATCGTTTTATAATAATCTCTATGCCAAGCACTCTAAAAATACTTTCTATTTTACTTTGGCTCAAACCAGTTTTACCAGCAAGAAAACCGGTCATGTTAGATTTTCTTATTCCAACAGCATCGGCAACTGCCGAAGGTCCAATATCGTGGAATTTCATAGCCTCTTTGATTATTTCTCGTATCATTTGAAATAATATTACTTTTTTATCACAAGTTCTATATTGAGAAGCCTCAATATAGCTTCAATCTTACTTTGGCTAAAATTCATTTTACCATTCAAAAACAGAGACATAGCACTCCTATTAACCCCTATGTGCTCCGCGAGGTCTATTGCTTTGACTCCTCGGAGTTTTATTGCTTCATTGATCTTTTCTCTTATCATTTTTTCAACATTTTATTTCTCATTTCCTCTATACCTTCTACTGTATTAGGAAATACCATCCACCCCCTTCTTAATAAAGAAAGGAGAGAATCGCATTTTTCATTAACAATAGCATTACTTACTTCTTTATAGTTTATTTTTAGTGATCTGTATTCGTTATAAGAGATTCTTCTTACATCACTGAGGCAGACTTCATCGTCACTACCAAAACCAATGATAGTACCTTCATAGTAGTATTTTTTACGACCATAAGCTCCAGAAACGGCAAATGAGCCAACTTCTTCCATATAACCCACCTGAGCCATTGAAACCCCACATTCATACTGTCTTGTTTGAGTATTAAATGATCGCCCGCATTCAGGAGCTTCACCATATCTGTATCCTACTATTTTACTACCTATAATGTTCATGTCTTATTTGTTTTATGATTACACTACAAAGATACAAAAATGTTTAGTACTACAAAACATTTAGTCAAAAAAAAGTTCACCATTACTAAACATTTAATTTTTGAGAACAATTACAGAGAATAGCTCGCATCTTTCCAAAAATGATAATCGACGGTATTACCCCTATCTATTTGCTGGATAAATCTTGGGTCCAGGGGTTCATTTTGATTAGTCAATCTCTAACCGGATGCCTAAGACCTCAAATATCTTTTCAATTTTTGGAAGGCTTAAATTTATCTTTCCATTTATAAATAATGACATAGAAGATCTTGATATCTCTATCTTATTTGCCAGATCAACAGGCTTAACACCTTTATCTGCTATCGCCTTTTTTATAATTCCCCTAATCATCTTCATAATCTTTTAAAAAATCTGTGATATTCCAAAGAATCCATAGGGCATGATAAATAAAAAAAACATCAATCCCCACTCCGGTAAACTAAGTTTTATTCTTTTCATTTCTATATCAAATGCAAAGATGATCCCTATATTGATTTACACAAAATAAGATGTAAAAAAAACGCGATATTTCCGAAAATAGGCTACCTATCAGGTAACCGATCGCTTTCGTTTAGCCTTTTCCGGATATTTTCTCCGGAACTCTTGTAAGCGGTCGGCGGCACGTTCGGCCAAGCGTAGCACCTTGTTATTTTTCTTAACTGGAAACGATGCAGGACCGACAACCGAAGGAGAGGCAACACGCGCCATTGCATTCAGCCATGCGATAAGCAAAACGCGATATTTTGCAGCATAATCGGCGCGGTCTGTTTCCGAAATATTATTTAAATCGTCCGTTATCTGGCGGCTATGCCTGTCAAGCGTTTCAGATCCGCGTTTATCCGGTTCCTGACTTTGCAAGTGATAGGCGGCGCGTGCTGTCTCGGATAGGTCGGAAAGGTCGGAAAGCTGTGATATTTCAGAATCTCCATAGGTCGCCGTTTGGACTTCAACACGTTCTAACGGCTCCGTATCGACATCCGATCCGGTAGGATGGATCGAGTCCGCAGGTAATGTCCGGCGTAATTGGTCTAAGTCTTTTTTTAATCGGTTCGCCCGGGTTTGTTCTGTGTCGGCAAACTCATCATTTCCTATACTCCGGTAAAATTCTGCGTTCTTTGATGCATCAAAAAAAGCCCGTTCTTTTGCCTCAATCATCCCGCGGATAGATTGTTGATCGTTTATTTCTATCAATTCCTCTAAGGCTGTTTTATCCTTTGTAAAATAAGATTCAACCTTATATCCGTTTTCCTCTTTGGTATAATATCCTTTTTTCTGTGATATTTCAGAATCTTCATAGGCTGCCTCGATAGGGGCAGTATCTTTTGTTTCTAATTCTCGGATTAAACCGGTATATTCTTCTTTCGAAAATTTTTTGTTTGGCTCAGAATATGCACCTAATTTCCCAATATTAGCGACATAGGTAGTATATATATCATTTATAATCTTTTCTCTTTTAAAACTCCAATACCAATTACGCCCAGCATTGCCGTTTAAACGGCGTGTCTGGTCTATTATATCTTGCAAACTTTTACCACGTTTAGCAACGTCATTCGTTTTTTTCTGTTCAGTAAACAGCGCCCGCACTTTATCCGCCTGTTTTTTACTAAAGATCCATCCGGCGCGCTTTGCATCGTTATGCTTTAACGACGGGTTAAAGCGTCCTCCGAGACTCTTTAACTGATCTTTAAATTCTTTGGTGTCGCCAAATATGGCGATCGCTTTTTCTGAATAATCCACAATTTCGATAGCGTTAGAAACCTGTGATATTTCGGAATCCACATAGGACGATGAGACGGAAGAAGCCCCCGTAACCGTCGAATCTACAACCTTGTATGGGCGATCGTAATCACCGATATATATCCAGCAATAAAAATTAGTATCGAAATAATCTATCATCCCGTCACAATCGGAATAACGGTAAGAACTTACAAATACATTAATTTTTTCGCAAACGGCTAACATTTCGTCCGTTATACGGCCTTTGTAGGCATCGCTAAACCCGCTAATGCTACTTTCATAGTTATGGGGGTTGCCCTCACAAAGACCCATTATTGGACCGGAAAGGATGGTAATATACAGCGTATCAGATTGCATTCCCCATTTAGAGCGAACCGAAAATTTAAAGCCGGGGAATTCTTTTTTTAAAAAAGCGCGAACTTTTACGGCGATTTCCTTCGCACCTAATTTCGGATCATAGTTAGAACCAGCCCAACCGTTTTGCGTGTAAAATTCGTATTTATTCGATTCTGATGCTTCCGGATCTTCCAACGTTTGCGGATCATCAAAATATTCAAATTCAAATTCTTCCTGAGTCAAGGAATAACCGAATATGTCACAAAAATAATTTCTACCCTGACCTATCTCATTATCATTAAAAGCCCATTTCCCCGGCTCCAGTTCTACCGCTTTGATAGGAGATTTTTTTACTATATCACTGAAAAAGCTATAGCTTAATTCGTTTAATTCTCTCTTGATTGTTAATACCGTGTTGTAAGTTGTTGTTTTCATGACTTTAATTTTTTATTGTTGTTGTTTTGTTTATTATTATGATGCAAATGTAATGCTATTCTTTAATACTGTAAAGAAAAAATTAAAGTATTTCCATACGTTTAATGTTTATTAGTAATACAATTCTTTAATTTTACTTTTGTTTGTAATATATAGCCTAACTTTGCAGGGGATAAACGTAATACAATACTTTAATATGAATAATCGGATAAAATTTCTATTGAATGAAAGAAACATGACGGCTAAAGAATTAGCGGAGCTATCAGGTATTTCGCGCGTAAGCTTGTCTAATATCATGACAGGAAAACAAGAAGCATCTGCAAACACATTAAACACAATTGCGGAAAAATTAAGCGTACCCTTTTGGCAGCTATTCACCGCCCCGGATGAAGTTTCAGAAAAGCCCGAATTAACCGCCCTGATCCGGTTCCGTGGGCAGCTTTACCAGGCGGATAGCATAAAAGAGTTGGAAAACGTTGTAAAATGGATCAGGGAAGAGGGGGAGAGATGAAAGAGGAAGCAAATAAAGCCAGGCGAGAAAATCGCCCGGCTTTATTTATCTTATGCAAACCGCAAAATTAACCCCGGATCAATACCTAATTTTTCATATAGCCGTTTTGCTAAACGCATGGAAACCGGCCGTCTACCTGTCATTATCTGGCTAAATGTTGATTCTTTGACATCCAACAGATCGGCTGTTTGACGTTGTTTTAGGCTACGCGCTTTCATCTCCTTCTCAATCGATTCTATCAACGGATTTTTAAATACAATCGCCTTTGCCTTATAACACATAGATTCGTAATCGGCACACATAACACCTACCCGGCCAATCTCCCGCGTATATACATTATCCGCCTCCGGATCATCCAGCGCACCGCATTTAGTAGCCTCATTAATAAGGCTGTTTAAATATAGCTTAACTTTTTTGTAAACAATAGGCGATGTTATCGCGGTTATATCTGCAAACTTTATTTCCATAACAAAACCCTTTCTAAATGTTTTTACAATTTATTTTATCATAATCCTTGTGTGTCCCAACAAATTGAACAACCAATAAACCCGCCACAAAAATAACAACTACAACCAATCTATAACTATTTCCTTTTATGTTGAATACATACCGGCTATTCCCGACATAGTCGGCCGAAGGAAACGAAGCCTTTAAATCCGTGTGCGATTTCCATTCTTCACGCTCTACGATATCCGCCCATCTTTGCAACGGGCGCAAAGCGTCTGCGTGCCTATAAGCAAATTCATCTAACCGTTCTTTATTAGCAATCTTCATCGATGTTATTCTTTTCTGCAAAGATAACAAATAACTTTACAAAATGCAAAGTTATTCTTATTTAAGAAAAAGAAAATATAAAAGTTTATCCGTCTGGACAGATCGCAACCGTTTCCCCTTATCCGCCTGTCTTTCCGTCCGGCCGTCCTTCCTTTCGTGCCCTCGGTGACCGGCATATTTGCGCGGATTTCCTCCCGTCCAGACCGGATACTTCTTAGGGCGGCGCGGGATCGATCGTGCGCCCTATGCACCGAAATCGTCCGTCAAGGGATCTATCCGAATCAAATCCAAATAAATGAGTGATTTAATCTGTTCGGCAAACTCCAAATCGTTCCTAAGACGGATATTTAGAAGAAAAAGTAAGCAGAAAGACATAAAAAAACCGCCACATTCACATGCGACGGCTTAATCAATCATCCTCTAATTCTAAAAACCAAATCAAATACCATGGAAACACAATTATCTTTGATTATGCAAAGGTACTAAAACATATTCAAACATAATATTTTACAAAAAAAAAATCAACGAATACTCAACCCCGGATACAGCAGCGAACCTTCTCTGTAGAAATTGTTCATTCCTATAAACAAGTCATCAAAGGCATCTGTTCCGTCAGTACGAAGTTCGGCGCGGTCTTCTTCGGTTTCCGATTTCTTCTCGCCGGATTTGTCTTTGCCGAAGCCGTCGTATTTTTCGCCGGTTTCGGTGTTTTCGAGGGCGGCGATAAGGAACTCGTTGTTGTCGTAGTTCAGGTAGGGGAACAGGTTGGGTTTCCCGCGCTTGCTGTCGTAACGGTGCATGAAGGCGTTGTAGAGCAGGTAGAATTTGGTCATGTGGTACATGGCTTCGCCCATGTCGACCGGGTTCACGTTCCAGCCACGGGCACGCAGGCAGGCGATGACCGTTTCGTAGAACTGCTCGTTCTTATCGTGGTTGGCATACTTGCGCTGCTTGGCTGTCTGGTTGTAGTAGTAGTTCACGCGGTTGTTGCGCTGGCGGTGCGGCTCGTAGTAATCGCACCAGTCGCTGATGAGTTCGGGTATCTGCCGGCCGTCCTTCACGAACATGGAGCTAAGACCCATCATGCGCTCGATGCCGCCGATCGTCTGCCGCTGCCCGGTCACGATCCAGTTGATGCGCTTGTTGTAGTCGAGGGCGATGTTCAGGCTCTGCTTCGGGTCGATGTCGAGGTCGAGGAAGCAGGTTTTGTTCTGTTCTTGCAGGGATTTGAAGTCGTAGGTGCTGTATGTTCCGCGGGCACGGCTGCCTGAAGGGGGCTTGACCGACACGCGGAAGTCTTCCATTTTCTCGGCTGTTTCGACCACGTAGGTATGGCGCGTGCTGTCGAACGCGCTGTAAAAGCCGTCTGCGGTCCGTTTCAGGCGTTTATTCAGGATGGATATATCAAAGATACGTTTGGGCAGTATTCGTTCCATATCCTTGAGATAATCGATGCCTACGACCGCGATGTTCATGATGGTGTTGAACTCGCGGTACAGGTAGCAGTCTCGGCGCATTTCGTTCATGTAGCGGAACTCCGCATCCAGCTTCTTCTGCGAATAGATCCGGTCCTTGTTGGCGTTGTAGTATTCCATGAAGAGGTAGAAGTCGATGCTCTTCTTCAGTTCCATCTCTATTTCGGGGGTTGCCTGGCTTTCGAGGTCGACGACCCATTGCCCGGCGCGGGTGATGGGGCGGTCGGTGGTGATCCAGATGGATTTCTTCAGGGGGCAGTCGTCGAACTTGCCGGGCGTGCCGGAGATGGCAAGCATTAGCTCGTTGTCGATCTTCTCCTTCTTGCTGTCTTTGGCTTCGTCGATCAGCCCGCCGTCGAGGGAGAGGGAGTTGGCGGATAGTTTCACGTCCTGGCTTAGGATGTGCGTGACATGTCCGTTGAACCAGTGAATGCAGTGCTCCCAGTTCAAAGGGGAGACATAGGGTGTGGGGAAATGACAACTTTGGGGGGCTTTGCAGCCTACAAAGAAGTGGACGCCGTTCTTCCACCCCGTGATGTCCTCTATGGCAGCGATCGTGCCCGGTATAGTGCGCGTAAGCCCCTGTTTGAAGTTGGAGCAATAGATGAAACTCTTGCCGCGCGGCATGTAGGTGACCAGCCGGATCAGGAAGGGACCTTGCAGCCCGTGTGTCTTCCCGAAACGGCGGGAACAGATACCCACGAAACGGCGGGGCATGAGGTTGAATACTTCGAACTGGCCTTCGTTGAGCCAGAACTTCTTTTCGGCATCGCCTATCTGTTCGCGGAAATTCTCTATCATATCGTATCGTCCTCCGGTTCTTGTTTTTCGATATCCATCTTCGATTTATCCAGCGGGTCGACATACGCGCGTTGTTCGATTTCTTCGAACTCGGTGTCTTCCGCCAGCCGTTTCGCCCACCTCTTTTCGGCTTCTTCCTTCATCTGTTTCAGGATGTCGGGGTTTTCGAACTTTGCGTTCAGGTACTTGGCATCCAGCGTTGGACGGGCGGAAAGGGGCACCATCTCTTTGTCCACCGGTACGGGGTCGTCTTTGTCCAGGCGGTTGATGGCGGCGTATATCTTGGCGTTCCGGGCGTATCCGGAGGCGTCCTGCCGCTCTTCGCACAAGGACATCATGCGTAGCAGGCCTTCGGATAGGTTGCGTTTCTTATATTCTTTGTCGTCTACCGAAAACGCGCCTACCGCTATCTTCAGGTCTTGCAGGTCATATTGCGCCTGCCGTTCGCCGATGCGGTACTTGCTGCGGAGCCATGACACGTAGTAGGATGATGGACGTGTCGGGTTCAGCAACACTTCGCGGTCGAGGTCGCGAAGACGCATAAGGCGGGTTATTTCGGGGGCGGAGAAGTTCTCTTTGAGTTCATCTTCGTTGTCCCAGAAATGGAGGCAGATCTTCTCCTGGAAAGAGGTACGGCTATTTCTTGACATATTCTATTTATTTTCAATGCGAATATAATAGCCGTAAATGCTTGTTTATAGGACAAAAAAGCCCTGCATGAACCTCACGGCGGATGCAGGGTAACAAAAAAATGCTTGAAAATTTATGTCGTTATTCGAACGTTTCAACGTATTCCTGGAGCGGATCGTTCAAATATTCTTTGTTGAAGAGTTCCGGGGTGCAGAGCATGGCCGCTTCGAGGCGATCGATGACCGGTTCATTAAGGTCGGCCAGCATCATTCCCAATTCGGATATGGCTGCTGACGGACTCTTATCAGAGGGCAGAGCGGCCAAAAGAAGTTCAATGTCTTTGTTCTTATAGCTCATATCCTCTATGCTGGAGATTATATAAGCGGCCATGTGCAGCGTCTTAGCTCCCGTACTGAATATTTCACGGAGTGTCCGGTTTACATGGTTGACGCCCGAACGTTCATCGTCCTTCAGGCGAATTTTACCACGTTCATCAGTAGGATATCCTTTACGGATGATATCAAGCAGGTCGATGGCGTTATAATGGTCTTGCCATTCGGATGATCTCTTGTATTGAAAGGGCTTCATAAAGCACCTCCTTCCTGTAATAAGAGCATATCGTAGATTCCACCCATTAGGAATGCACCCAACAGGATAGTGAATAGTTTGATGACCATTTTCAGGTCGGCCACGTTTTCAATGGGAATTACGTCTTGCCAGGGTCCAGGAAGACGATTCTTCAGGTTTAATACTACGGCAAGAACGGTTTGCCATGAAAAGATTCCCGTTTCGTGGGATAACGTTGCTTGTTGGGTACTGTTGTTCACCGGCAAACAAATGTTTGGTTGTTTGAGCATAACTAACATTGTTTTCGGGTGGCGGAATAAAAAACGGTTCCGCCTGTCCCTTTGCTCTACACCAACCAAGGCAGTTACGGCCATTAAGCCGTATCAAGGGGGTACGAAACCGTTATATCATAATATATATGCATGGGCATAAAAAATGCCGATACAAAAAAATGTTCGGCGGATTACCCGCCTTGGTTGTTATAGAGCACTGCAAATATGGGTATTATATTCTAATTGTGCAATAATTCCACAATAAAAACATGCATTTTTTAGCCAGACACATATATTTTCATATTCAAATCCTTATCTTTGGATCATACATTAACCCTATTAAAAAAAGAGATTATGATTCGAAAATTAATTATCCGATACAAGCAATGGCGCGAACGCCGCCTTCGTAAATGGTGCGTAAAGATGGCGGTGAAAGGATTGAAAGCAGAGAGTCCTAATACCGCCTGGTATTCCGCAAAATTGATATATGACTTTATCAATGGGACGATCGATTAACTGCAATTAAAAGTCAACGGCATCTCAAACGATAGTCTATTCTCGCTTTCGTCTTCTGACGATTGTACTTTATTGATTCCGCTTCCAATAATACCGGCCACTACTCCTATGGCGGATTTGGAATCGGAATTTTTTTTCAGGGATAATTTCAGATCGAAAGAAACGCTTAAAGTAACAGCTCCATGCGGTCCTGCCGACTCTCCGACCAACGGATATTTGCAAACCTTCACCTTCTTATTTTGAGCATCCATCTCTTGATTAAACTCCGACTGCGCTTCGACAATCTCAGTCAGAACTCCCTTTATAAATTCTTTCAGTTCCATATTTCCACGGTATTAAAAAAAATAAGCCTGCATTTCGAGGAGGGCATTCCTTTACCGTGCAGGCTATTTCATCCTTTGCAGGATGTGATATTCTTATGTGTAGAAACCGACCGCATGCCCTCGGCTGTTTCGTTTGTATTCCGGGGGCAAAGATAAATCTTCTTTTTTAATTATTTCCAAGTTGCTTTCTATATTTAGAAAACAGCGTCTTCCTTATCAATGCCTGGTCGGCGGGGTCGTTGTGCAGGGTGAACATTTCCAGCCCGTGGCTGCACAAGCCTTGCATGAACAGTCCGGAGAGGGTGATGGAGCGATGGGCGTTGTGTGCTTGCACGATGAAAGCGTTCATGGCGCACTGGACGACACGGAGATTTCCCTTCATGTCGGTATCCGTGCCGGACGCGTTGATCGTGCAGAATACCATAGCCATGTCGAAAAGTCCTTGTTCCATCAGTGCCCGTATATGTTCGACCGTTTTCTTTTCCAGCCGATAAGTGCATAGAATCAAATAACCTCCGCCTGCCAGCTTGGAAAAGGCGGTAAGCAGCCGTTCCAGCGTGAAATCGCCGCTGGAGAAGAATACCGGCGAACCGGGACGTTCCGACAACGCCCGTAGGCTGTTTTCGAAGCATCCCGGGCACGGCTCCAGGTAGGGGTAACTATCAGGCAGGTTATTCATCTTCTTCCTCTTTAGCTTCCTCTTCGTCCATGGCAGGCACCGGCACGCCCCATTCCTGCAATTCACGGATACGCAGGGCTAGTTCGTCCGGATCTTTGGGCTTCATGAGGTCTTTTCGGGAAATAAACTTGCGATTAGCAGCGATACGCTTCTCTTTAGACAGGGCTGCACATACGGGGTTATAGGTCTGCATCTCTTCTATTTCTATCTTGCAGAAAGAACCTGAAGGTTTCACATCTTCGTATTTGTTCGTATCCGATTGCTTGCTACCAGTCATGAAGGCTTCCACGCGGTCGAAAAAACCGGATATCTGGGCTTCCTGCGCGTCCATTTCCGCCAAGGTGGCGGCTATAGTGTCCTTGTTGACCCCTTCCCGCTCTTGATTCTTTGCCAAGTCATGCAATCGGCGACGGTTGGTGAACCAGGTAAGCAATTCTTTCCCTTCTTTCTGCAAAGCGGGAGAAAGCTGATCCTTGTAGCTATCGAAATCCATGTAGCGATTCCACTCTTTAGGGATTTCCGGTGGTGCTATCGGTTCAGGTGTAGGCACTCCGGGAATCTGCGGGGCGGTAGACGCGGGTACATTTGCTATATACAAGGGCTTTGCAGGATGTTCCGGGGTTATCAAGCGGGGATAGCGCGTCATGTCTTTGATGCGTTTTAGAACAGCGCGAATGCGTGCCATGTAGACACTCGGGTCGCCACGTCGGAATACGTCCACTTCCGATTGGCTCAGTGTCCATGCGCTCAATGCCTTCACATGTTCGTCGTACAGCTTGCTGAAGCTATGGTATTCTTTTAAGTCGGTAGCCAACAGGGCTTCCGTACGAGCTTTCAAATCGTTCCATTCTTCAACTGTCATCATTCTATATATTAACATATTATACGTTTTTATTAAACAAAAAGGAGAAGCCTTGCGAGTAGGCTGCGCCCGGCTTCTCCTTCGATTCATGTAAAATCAACAAATAAAAAACTATAACGCCTCCGCCGGGGTCGTGGTAACCGTACCGAAGTAATAAGTCTTCGGCAAACGGGTCGGCAAAGTTACCGTTACCGTCGTGCCAGAATCGTCACCTGCTGCCTTTCCGGAATCGTAGGATATACCGCCATCGGCTATATTCACATTACGGTCAGGATCATAGATGGCGACATAGTGGCCCGATTCGGGGAACAAAAAGAATACATCTTTTCGGTTGTTCAGGTTGCGCATGAGAGCGGAAAGCTCCGGTGTCATGTTCTTCATCATAAAGGAAAAGGTCTGTTCATATCCTTTCTGCTGTCCCTTACTAGTAGACGTAAGTTGTCCGGATTCCGTGTCGAACTCCCATTTATAGAAATGCTTGCCTTCCTTGAACTTGAACCCGGGCGTATCCTCGATCTTTGCGTAGTCTTCCAGGGAAAACTCCGCATCTTCCGCTCCAGGAGACATAAGCTGTGGTAACGGGTCTACCAAGTCGTTCTTAAACCCTACAAACACGGTAGTAGAAATACCGCTCAATGATTCACCGCAACCAGACGCTGCTGTCTGATCGGCAAAGTCGCATAAAGTTGCTTTCGTTCCTGCCATGTCTATTTAGCTTTAAAGGTTGCTGTCAATTCTAAATTACCGCTCACGGAAAAGTTCCGCGTAGCATCCAAGGAACCATCGGACCATTTTTCGAACTCATGGGTGGAGTCGCTGGTCGGGGTGGCAGTCAGCTTCACCTTGTCACCATAGGCATACTTAGCCTTTTCAGGAGATTTGGTTACCGTTCCATTTGCACCGGCATTGACAGTAAGCGTATATACTTCAGATGGTTTGATGTCACCTTCATACGGTTCCGGATTCAAGGTTCCTGTTGTACAGGCGAAACCTTTCTGGTGGAAAGTTTCATATTGGAAACCCAAACGCATTTGCAACCAGTAGTCGATAACGTTCGGATCTTTGTCTATCTGGCGTGCCAACAGATATTCGTCGTCCGAAATAGAATCAAATCCGTACATCATATTGCCTGCCTGCGATATCTGCATAAAGTCTCCATAGCCCATCGAAAGGTTTGGGTTCCAGATAACATTCGGGAACTCGGGAATAGTGAATGTTCCAAATTGTTCCGGATCTTTGTAATAACGGCTGGAGTTCCGCATCGCATCTTGAATGGCAATCCCGGTTTCAACTGTCAAATTCACCACCGGTCTGCCACGGAGGAGTGCCGGGTTCAAACGCTTCAGGAACTCTTTGGCCTGTTGATAAGCAGTAGTGTCGGTTTCGTCAATAGGGGCGGTGATAGGACCTACATCTATCAAGTTGCGATTTTCCGCGCTAATTTCGCCTGATTCACGCGCTTTGCGGATCAGTTCGAGGAACCCATCTGCTAATTCAGATGTGGTAGTTCCATCTTCATTGCGAATCATAAACCACATACGGTTCAATATGGCTTCGGAAACGCCTTCGAAAATAGAATAAGATATCAGGCGTTCTGCCGGATTCTTATATGTCTTGTTTGTACCCAATAAGGTAAATCCAGCGGCATCTGTGTGTACATAATCCTGGATGTTGTCCTGCGCCGTTGTGTTGGAAAGATACACTTTCAAAATATTCTTTTTTATTTCACCCACCGGAGCATTGTCGTAAGAACGATTAGCCTTATAGGGCATCATGTTGATGGAGTGACGCAGATAGCTGTATGTTTTCAACTCATCCTGTATGCCGGGAATCATGGCGATACCGGCGCGTGACATTTCATCCCCCATAAAGACGGATGGGAGCATGAAAAGATCCTTTCGGGTCTTCTGGAATGTTTCATTTAAAGAGGAAACGGTTACTGTTGCCATAAAATAAATCTCTTTAAAGGGGTTAGTTACTCATTAATAAATCCATTACTTACCAGAACGCTTTTTAGGGCTTTCATATCGTTAGCGTAGTTACCTCGCCGTCCAGAGACGATCGGGCCATCTATTTCAGTGGAAGCCTTCTCCACTACATTGTCGTTCGAGGGGGCCGGTTGTAAAATACCCTTTCCGGTAGCGTCGGCAAGTTCCTTGATGGACTGTTCCTTTTCCTGTACTTGCTTTTTCAAATCTGCAATGTCTTTTTTCTGAGCTTCCAGTGTTGAGAGAGCAGACTGTGTGCTAGCAAGATGTTTCTCTAAGATTCCGGACTGCTCTTCCGTGAGCACCGGATGCCCTTTTTCGTCCACCTCGACAGCTCCCATTCCCGGAATAGCTTCTAATACTTCTTTTTTCATTGGGATAATCAGTGTTTGAGGGTTAATATTTGATGTCTGCTCCGACTCCTCAGTTCCGGTGGCAGATTGGGTTGTTTTTACTGTTTGCACCGTTTCTTGTACAGTATCCGGTTCGTCAAGAGATTCAGAACCTTCAGGTTCTTTGATGGTACCCAAGGGTGTGACCTTTCCTTCATACTTTCGGTCGATACCAGCCAATTCAAAAAGGAAGTTGACCGATTCACTGTACGACTTTATGCCATCCACAAGTTCACCGACCACGTCCACGGCCTTATACATACAACCGGTAAGTTTTTCGTCCGGCACATTCGGCCAACGGCGTTTCACAACAGAGCGAAATTCGGATTCCATTTTATTAAGAGACTCGACCGTAGGACGGGTATTGTCTTTTTGGATAGCTTCCCTGTATTCGTTATTCTTCATTGTGGAGTTATCGGCGTAAACTTCGTAATACACTTCATTGAACGTGTTTATTCCGTTTCTGATTCCCTGCAATACAGCCATGACTCCCACGCATCCAATTTCTACATCAGGGCGTTCAGCAAAAACATGGGGAATGAAAGAAGATATCCAAACACCCTTGCTGGCATTCATTCCTCGGATAAGTGCGACAACTGGTTTTCTTGCCTTTGAGAAGACTTCATCCAGATCGTTAGCTATAGCTGAACCTCCCGGAGTATCTAGAACGACTAAATGACCGACCACGCAATCCTGCAAATCAGCATATATAAAGCGATCAGCAAGTTCTCTGGTTCCATACGAACATGCTGCACCACCATGTGTAATAGCTCCTGTTAAAGGGAGAACATGAATAATCTGGTCATCTTTGCCTATTTCATCAGAAGAATACCAGTTAGGATGTTGTGTCTGAATCAAACGTTCTTCAGGTTCTGCCTGCCCGGGTTTGAAAACGAGCAAACTGCCCTCTGTTCGCTTTTCACCCCATCTGACTTCACCTAAAGCCTCCAAGTCATATCGAGCCGTGGAAAATATCCCTTTGAAATGGTGCAAGGCTACCGGATCCATCATCCAATACTGGGTCCGCATCACTTCTGATAAAAAGGAGTAGTTACTCATCGTTTCTAAAAAATAAGGGTTAGTGTTCCTGTTGTTATCTTAATTCAGATACGAATATATATAGATATGGAGAGGTAGTACAGGACACACCCCGTCCGAGACGGGGATTTAGTGGGTAAAAAAGAGAAAAAAGGTCAAATAAGGGTAAGAATCGGATGCCGGCCTGTTATCAAAAATGTCATGGTGATCGTTTCTGTATTTCCGCTCATAGAACCGTCTGGAAGAGTACGCCCCACGCCACACCAGTTATAGATTAGTTTCCGTAAGCCGCTATATGTGGTTATTACATAATGATACCGACCTGCAGAAAGGCTACTGATCTGTTGCAACGTCTCCGGCATGTTGTCATCAACCTGCCAGGTAAGTGAATTTTCAAATTGATCTCCCGCTTCCGATACTTTCAACGAACACCGGGCTTCAGCCGTTCCCTCCTTGAGTGAAATAATCACTGGAGTGCCGAGCATCGTAACCACTGACGAACGAATCATACGATCATGCGTGAAAGGAATGGACAAGTGAATATCCTTACTTCCGTATGCTTCTATTTTGATAATGTCGGATATTGTTTCTATACAGGTCATAAACATTTATATTACAGCAGACTAAAAAACAAACAAAATATAATGCTATATTTTTGGCAAAAACATAGCCAAACATTGCCTATAAACCGGCAAATTGCGGCTGAAAACGGGCAATATTTTCGCGACCATCAAACTTTTTTTTTACATGTTCAGTGGTGAACGATTTGGCCTGTCGGTCGAACGCTTTCCTTATACTGTCTTCTTCTGCACTCATTATATGATACTGATTGCAAAAATTCCGATAAGCAACCACTTTTCGAGGAGTTTCACCTGGTAAAACCCGTTTCTGAAAAATCAAATCCTGATTGACATATTCGTAAACATGAGCACAAAATTGATTATATATATATTTAGCTATCTTCGTCTGAGAATAAGCCGAAAGATAAGTTCTCAAATCATCGAACCTAATTACAGGATCAGGCTCAATCACTACTTCAAGAAAATTACCCCTGTCTTTACGTGATTCAGGTTTTAGAATGATACTATCCGGCCAAGGCTTATGCCGCAGATTGTCTATTAACTGACAAATACGATCTTTTTTTGAAAACCGTATAGGCTCCGGTCCGTATAGTTTGTTTCCATCCTTATCTTCCAACCCTAAAATAAATTCCTTCAAATAAGGCTTCATTTTTATGAACACTGTCTTTGTCTTAGTTTCCATACTCATATATTTAAAAAGGTAAATCATCTATAGCGCCTTGTACAGACCCATTCTCACTAAATTGTTGCGGAGCGGAATAAGTGTCCGAAACTTCGGGAGTGTACTCTTTAGGTTTCCACACACAACCCAAAATTGGAAGTGCCCTTTTTTCTTCTTCTGTCATGGCGTCTCGCTTTTCTTTCGTAAAAGACTGCTTGATAAGATGCGTTTGCATTTCTTTTCCATCATAGGGAAAACCTATCAAATTAATAGACACGCCATGTTCATTTATCAGCAGGTCGTTATCTTCAATCGGAATAATAACACACTTCTTAGCTTTGCCAGTTTTCGAACTGGTGAGCATTGTTATACCTGCGTTCTTGAAACGCATGAAATCCAGACTCATCGTGATGTTGTTCAT